TTCAAAGTTTACAAACAAAAAGAATTATTAGAAGACGCAATTATCATTTACAGGGTTCAAAGAGCACCTGAAAGAAGAGTATTTTATATTGACGTAGGTAATATGCCAACACACTTGGCTATGCAATTCGTTGAGAGAGTTAAAAACGAAATTAATCAAAGAAGAATTCCAAGCACATCGGGTGGTGTCAACTATATTGATGCTACATATAATCCAATGTCAATTAATGAGGATTATTTCTTTCCGCAAACAGCAGAAGGAAGAGGATCTAAAGTTGATACACTGCCAGGTGGTACTAATTTAGGTGAAATAGATGATCTTAAATTCTTTACAAACAAATTGTTTAGAGGATTAAGAATTCCAAGTTCATATTTGCCAACTGGACCCGATGATGGACAACAACAGTACAATGACGGTAGAGTTGGTACTGCATACATCCAAGAATTAAGATTTAACAAATATTGTATGAGATTACAAAGTATGTTAAATGCAACATTTGATGAAGAATTTAAATTATGGATTAAATCAAAAGGTTACAACATTGATAATGGAATGTTTGAACTTAAACTTAACCCACCACAAAACTTTGCACAGTATAGACAGACAGAAATGGATCAAAGTAGAGTACAAACATTTACACAGGTTGCTGAACTTCCTTATATGTCTAAAAGATTTGCATTAAGTAGATATTTAGGATTAAGTGAAGAAGAAATGGCAAGAAATGCTGACTTATGGGCAGAAGAAAATAATATTCCACAAAGAAAACAAAGTAAAAATGCACAACTAAGATCAGGTGGAGTATCAAAAGCAGGTATTACATCTGATTTAGATCAATTTGAAGAGCCAACTGCAGAGCCAGAAGCACCACAACCAGGACAACCAGGTCAAACTACACCAGGACAAACACCAGGTGGAGGCGGAACAATACCAGGCGGAACAGGTGGCGGAACAACTATATAGGATTAAATACGAGTATGCAACTACGTGAATTTTTTAATTATACGCAAGACGGTTTTGAACAGGATAAAACCTATGATCCTGAACAAGATATTTCAATATTAGATAAAGACGATACTAGAAAAACACGTCTTACACTCAGTGATATTAATTCAATGCGATTAGCATCTGAAGACCATGACGACCAACAAAAAGAAGAAGCAGAATTTGTTCAAAAAATGTATGCTCAACCACAAGCAGACGATTTAGCAATCTAATTTATTATACCTTTTAGTAAAACAGAATAATTAATATAAATCATGAATGAAGTAGCATTTGTACTAGGTAATGGCGAATCTCGAAAAGGAATCCAAATAGAAGATTTAAAAAAACACGGCACGGTGTTTGCCTGTAATGGTGTTTATAGAACTGATACTCCAGATTTTTTAATTGCAGTAGATCCTAAAATGGTTTTAGAACTTGCAGAAACAGATTATATTGTTAAACACGAAGTATGGTCAAACTTCAATGCACAATATAATAAAAATCAAAAAATATTAGATAATGTAAAATGGTTTCAACCTAGTTTAGGATGGAGTTCTGGACCAACAGCATTAAGATTGGCATGTGATCGTAAGTTCACTGAGATTTATATGCTTGGATTTGACTATGCTGGGTACCCTGATCCTAAAAGTTCCAACAGACATAAATTTAATAACCTCTTTAAAGATACTCGTAACTACAAAAAAAGTACAGATGAAGCAACTTTTTATGGTAATTGGATGAACCAAACCAAACGTTGCTTACAAGATTTTAAAGATATTAAATTTCATAGAGTAATACCTGAAGGATGGTTCAAACCTAAAGATTTAGATTGGCATGACAACATGCATCATATGACTACAGAACAACTATTGTCAAAATTTAATTTAGAAATTAAAATATAGTCAAAACCGCCTTTTTACATCAGTTATACCCCCGTTTTTGCAACTTTATCTTAAATAATAACACTTATAAGTACAAATCATATAGAAGGAGCACGTGTAATGTCGAATAAATTTGAATCGTTATTAGAATTACTAATTAACGAAGAAAACGAAAAAGCTGAAGCTCTTTTCCACGAAATAGTAGTAGAAAAATCAAGAGATATCTACGAAAATTTAGCAGATGGAGAAGTAAAAGCAGAAGCTAAAGAAGAAGCTAAAGACGAAGCTAAAGAAGACAACAAAGAAGAAGTTAAGGAAACTGAAAAAGCTGACGAAAAAGAAGAAGCTAAAGAAGAAGCTAAAGAAGAAGCAGTTGACGAAACTAAAGAAGACAAATCTGCAGAAGAAAATATTAAAGACGAAGGAGTCTTTACTAAACCTGCACCAACACTATCACAAGCACCAGTTGAAAAAACTGACGAAGAATCAATTGAAGAAATCGGTGGCGATGCTACTGACGAATTAATTAAAGATATCTCAAGTGATGAAGAAGGCGAAGGCGACAAAGCGGCTGACGAATTAGGCCAAGATATGGACGCTGATGCTGAAAACGGTGAAGAAGGATCTGTAGAAGACAGAGTTGTTGATTTAGAAGACGCTTTAGACGAACTAAAAGCAGAATTTGAAGCAATGATGTCTGGAAAAAACGGTGATGATGAAGAAGCAGAAGAAGCGGCTATCGCACCAGTTGTACCAGCACAAGAAACTCAACCAGAGATGTCTAGAGTTGAAGGCAAAGATGCTAAAGTAGAAACAAAAGATGTTGTAAAAGAATACAAAATCAAAAAATCTGCTGATAATGCTGAACATGCTGACAACAAAAAATCTCCAACAGCGGCTAAAGGTGGTGCAAAACCAGGCGGAACTCCAGTAAAAACTGGCAGTGGCGCAGAAGACAAAGGTAGACCGGCACCAACTGCACAAAAAGTTGCAGGAGAATTTGCTAACAGCCCGGGTAAAGATAAATCAACTTCTTATAAAAAAGAAGTAAAGGCTGATAAAGCAGATCATTCAGATAAAGCAGGAAAATCTCCAATATCTGGCAAATAAGCTAATATTGAGATTTTAAAGGAGAGTTTGGATGTCATTATATCTTAGAGAACACTTAACCTATGATCAGGCTAGAATGCAGATCTTGCACGAAGGTGAACAAGGCAAAGATTTGTACATGAAAGGAATCTGTATTCAAGGAGGCATTAAAAATGCTAACGAAAGAGTTTATCCTGTTAATGAAATAGGAAAAGCAGTAAAAACTCTTAATGACCAGATAGGTTCTGGTTATTCAGTTCTCGGAGAAGTAGATCATCCAGACGATTTAAAGATTAATTTGGACCGTGTATCTCACATGATTACTGAAATGTGGATGGATGGACCAAATGGATACGGCAAAATGAAAATTTTGCCAACACCGATGGGCCAACTTGTCAAAACAATGTTAGAATCAGGTGTGAAATTAGGCGTCAGTTCTCGTGGCTCTGGTAACATATCAGAGTACGGTAGCGGCGAAGTTTCAGACTTCGAAATCATAACAGTTGATGTTGTGGCCCAACCTTCGGCACCAGGGGCTTATCCTACGCCAATTTATGAACATCTTTTAAACACAAAAGGTGGATTAAAGGCAAAAGGACTGGCGGCTGAAGTTAGAAATGATGCAAAAGCCCAAAAGTACCTCAAAGAGGCGTTAACTAACATAATAAAGGACCTAAAATAATGTTTGATATATCAAAACTAGTAGAATCAGGAGCAATTTCGGAAGATGTGCAAAAAAGCATCCAAGAAGCTTGGGATTCTAAAATAAAAGAAAACAAAGAAGTAGTAGGTGCTGAATTAAGAGAAGAATTTGCTAAAAGATACGAGCATGACAAAACAAACATGATCGAAGCCATCGATAAAATGATGACTGAAAAATTAAGCGAAGAAATCTCTAAATTTATAGAAGATAGAAAAGCACTTGCACAAGAAAAAATTGCTTACAAAGAAAATGTAGGCGCTCACTCTGCCAAATTACAAGAATTCGTTCTTACTAAATTGTCAGAAGAGTTAAAAGAACTACACAGCGACCGTAAAGGTGTTCATAGTAACTTTGGTAAAATGGAAGAGTTTGTAGTAAACGCTCTTGCAAAAGAAATCAAAGAATTCCATGAAGACAAAAAAGGCGTTGTGGAAACTAAAGTTAAACTAGTAGCAGAAGCGAAAAAACAAATGGCTAAGATGAAAGAAGCTTTCATATCAAAATCTGCTAAAGTTGTAGAATCTGCTGTGAATAAAAAACTTGCTGAAGAATTAAGCACGTTAAAAGAAGATATCACAAAAGCAAGAGAAGTTAACTTTGGTAAAAAAGTATTCGAAGCGTTTGCGAGCGAGTATCAGAATTCATACTTAAATGAGAAATCTGAGACTAGCAAATTAATGAAAGTTGTGGATGAAACTACACTTAAATTAAAAGACGCTGAGAAGGCCGTTGAAGAGAAACAAGCGGTGATTGAGTCGAAAGAAGCTGAGTCCAAAAGACAAGCTGACTTGATGGAACGCAAGGAAAAGATGGCCGAGATGCTCAAACCATTGGGCAAAGAAAAAAGTGAAGTTATGGCTCAGTTACTTGAAAGTGTACAAACTAACAAGTTACAATCTTCATTTGACAAGTATCTACCTCACGTAATGGCGGACAAAGCAGTTCCAGGAAAAACAAAAGTTCTTTCTGAAAGCGGCGGCGACAGAGCGAAAAGGGAAGATGCAGAAATAACAAATATTCGTCATTTGGCGGGTATATAATAAACTAAAGGGGAAGATAAAAATATGTCAGAAATATTTGAATCTAAATGGGCAGAAACTAAAACTGCTCTAACTGAAGGTTTAGCAGGCAACAAGAAAAAAACGATGGATGTCATTTTAGAAAACACTAAAAGATATTTGTCAGAACAAGCTACTGCAGGTGCTACATCTGCTGGTAACGTTGCTACGTTAAACCGTGTGATCCTTCCAGTAATACGTAGGGTTATGCCTACTGTTATAGCGAACGAGATTGTTGGTGTACAACCAATGACTGGTCCGGTTGGACAGATCCACACACTAAGAATAAGATATGCAGACACAGTAAGTTCTAATACAACTGCTGGTGAAGAAGCATTATCTCCATTCAAAATAGCGAAAGCATACGCTGGTAACCAGAACAACACAACTCCTAAAGGAGCATCAACAGCTTCATTAGAGGGTACGGCTGGTAAGAGATTATCAATTCAAATCTTGAAACAACCAGTTGAGGCGAAATCAAGAAAACTATCTGCAAGATGGACTTTTGAAGCGGCTCAAGATGCTCAAGCACAACAAGGTATCGATGTAGAAGCAGAGATCATGGCGGCATTAGCTCAAGAAATTACGGCTGAGATTGACCAAGAGATCATCGGTTCATTAAGAACATTAGCTGGTTCAGCTTCTGAGACTTATGACCAAGCGGCTGTTTCTGGTACTGCAACTTTCGTTGGTGATGAACACGCGGCATTAGCTGTGTTAATCAACAGAGTAGCAAACCAAATCGCTACAAGAACTAGAAGAGGCGCTGGAAACTACGCAGTAGTATCTCCAACAGCTTTAACTATTCTTCAATCAGCAACAACTTCAGCATTTGCTAGATCAACTGAAGGTACTTTTGAAGCACCTACTAACACAAAATTTGTTGGTACATTGAACGCTTCAATGAGAGTATACGTAGACGCATACGCGGCTGACGGTACTTCAGTACTAGTTGGTTACAAAGGTGCAAGTGAAGCAGACGCTCCGGCGTTCTACTGTCCTTACATTCCTTTAATGTCAAGTGGCGTTGTTCTTGATCCTGCAACTTTCGAACCAGTTGTTGGTTTCCTAACAAGATACGGTTATGTTGAATTAACAAACACTGCATCTTCACTAGGTAACGCGGCAGACTACGTTGGATTAGTAGCAGTAACAAGTGCTAACTTAAAATTTAAATAATTTTTTTATAGATTATTTTGAATCATAAAGAAAGGCGGCTTCGGTCGCCTTTCTTTTTTTGTGACTATACTTTCGTACTTTAAATAACAATAATGCATCACACATTTCATCATATTCCAAAAACAGGTGGTAGCACAATAAGAATAAGACTTGAAGATCGTGCAGATAAAAAACAAATTAGTAAATTGAATTATGCTATTGGACATAATACCACTCACAGAACTCCAGGAATACATTTTACTTGGTTACGTAATCCTTTAGACAGAGATATATCACAGTTCAATTATGATATGTCAAAAGGAGAAGCAGAGGCAGACACATTTGAAAAACATTGTCAACTATTATCTGGTAATTTTATTACTTTATGGTTGCACAAGAATTATCTTTTACAAGATCCTAATGTAGATATAAATTCAAAATATATAAATGTGCAACAATGTTTAAAAAATAATTTTCAAAAAGTTTTTTCTACAGAAAGTATTGAACAAAGCTGGAATGAAATTGCTAACTTTTTGAAAATTGATAGAGAACCAAGACTAAACACAAACAGAAGTCATAGTGATTACAAAAAATACAGTGACAAAAAAAATTTAAGTAAAGAATTCCTTGAATGGCACAGGAATTATAACCACTATGATTATAAACTTTTTGAAGAGTTTTGTACGTAGATAAAAAAGTATTTTTACCATCACAAGACGCACAAACCAAATAGTATAGTTTTATTCGTAAAACAGACTTCTAAATAATTCTAAGTTTCATATGAAACTTTACATCAAGGGAGGTCCAACATGGATATCATGATGAAAATAAAAGGATGGGCGAAAGGATTAGCTGATGTCGGTGTAAGTTTAATCGCATTAGGAATCGTTTTAGAAATTCTTTTCAGCGGTCAAGGTGTTCCGTTCTGGCCACATATTTCTGTAATAGGAAATGTCCAGGGCGTATTGCAAGGCTTTTCTGATCAAGGTTTGATTGGATTAGTAGCAGTTTGGATTTTATATCATATCTACAATAGAAAATAATATAATAATCTAGAAATACGTTAACCTTAAGATCAAAGAGTGGTGTAACTACTTTAAATTTTACACCACTCTTTTCAGAATAAATATAGCATAGGAGATAATTTTATGAAAGATTTTATTAAAAACAAGAAAGTCTGGATAGGTATTGCCGTAGTAATCATCGTGATTGGTTGGGTAGTATGGTCTGGACAACCAGCACCAGAGATTCAAGGTTAATATAAAAACCATTAAAAGGTCGATTAGTTTAGGATATTCGAAATTGACCTTTTTTATGGGTGTTTTATAAATCCTATACAACAATAAATACACATAGTTCAAACGTGCTTTGACACAAAGTCAAAGACTTATGCGGATAACCACCGCGTAGCCAGGAGAACTGGCATTGGACTCCTAAAAAGGAGAAAACAAATGGGAAGACCTATCAAAAAAAGTAAAATGGCCAACACTTCAAGTGGCGCGGCAGGTAATATAGCTGTAACAGCTTATAGACCGTACGGTGGAGCAAAAGTTGATTCTACTACGGCTTATATAATATCACAAAGAGGATCTAAACTATTCAAGATTTCGTTAGAAGATTCTTCTAATGCTGTGTACCAATTGAAAGCAGTTGCACCAGGATCACTAGCTAATGATAACACTAGCTCATATGGTGAGTTCTGTGTACAGGTTATATTAAATGACTCAACAGTTGCATACGTTGAACGATTTTATAACAACACAATTCATTATGTGACTGCGGCAGGTGCGGCAGGTACTTGCACATATACATTAGGTGATGAAGGTACTGATGAAGGACAAGCAGGATCAGGTGCTGGTTCCATTGACGTTATTACTGCACAGTAATAATATCTAACACGTGCTTATAATAGGGGGAGTTCAACGCTCCCCCTTTCTTTACATAAATAATAACAAATGGCAAAGACTTTACGTACATCAGGTGATTATACAATAACAACAGGCACAGGTGCGAGTGGTTCAAATACTGTATTTTTGGACTCAAAAACAACAAGAGTTCAAGGAGATTTAGTTGTTGACGGAACAAGAACAGAATTAAACACAGCAACAATGTCTATTGAAGACAAATTTATAGAAGTTAACAGAGGTAACTCTACTGCAGATTCTGAAGATTCAGGAATATTTTTTAATAGAGGTACTTCAAACCATGGATTATTATATTGGGACGCAGGAGACGATGAATTCCAACTAGGTACATCAACAAATGCTCCATCAGTTACAGCAATTACAAATATGACATTAGGAAATTTGGCAATTGCAAGTCCTACACAATCTGATCATGCCGCAACTAAAAGTTATGTAGATTCCACATCTGCTTCTACAATTAGAATTGCTGGCGATGACTCATCAATTATTACAACAGGTGGTTCAACTGATACTCTACAATTATTGGGTGGAACAAATATTTCTAATACTACTGTGGTTGGTGCAGATTCAATTACATTTAATTTAAACAACGATTTAACAGGAATAACATCAATAACATCAGATTCATCAAATGGTAATTTAACTTTAGCAACAAATGGTACTGGAGATGTAGTAATTAATGACACATTAACATTTTCGGCCGCGGCAAGTACTCCAACAGCAACATCAGTAACTAAAATTTACAATAAAACAGTAGGTGGAGGAGGTACTGGATTGTTTTTTATTAACTCAGCAGTTAGCTCAGGTACGGAAGGTGAACTGATAAGTAAGAGTAAGGCTACGGCTTTAGCGATAGCATTAGGATAAAAAAATATGGCAATAACAAATTATCAAGTAGGTACAGGACTAGGAACAGCGGCCTTTACTGCATCTGCAGACACAGCAGTTACAGTAATATACATTACTAATAAGACAGATGGTGATGGTACTGTTGATGTTTATGTCGTTCCAAGTTATGATGGTAGTACAACACCAACCGCTAATTACTTGGTTTATTCACAATTAACTATTAAAGCCAGAGACACTTATATTATAGACACAGAAAAAATGATATTAAGCAATACTGATGCAATTTTTATTGCGGCACCAGATTCAGCGGCGCAGTTTAACGCAACAATCTCAACTATAGGATTATAATAGCCATGGGTAGATTTGTAAAAAACCCAATAATAGGCGACAATGCAGTTGGCGTTACAATTCCAAATGTAACTACTGCTCAAAGACCTTCTGGTTCTAATGGACAATTAATTTACAACACAACAACTTCAACATATCAATCTTATATTGGTTCAGCATGGTACAATATAGCAACCGCGGCAGGAGAAAAAACTTTAACTATTGATCGATTCCAAGGTGACGGAACAACAACTGTATTTGGTAGTGGTGCAGGAAATACTTTAGATGGTTCAACTGCGGCAAGTTTTAGTGTTACTGTAACCGATGCTACAGATATTGTTGTATTTGTTGGTGGCGTTTATCAAGTACCAACAACAAATTATACTATATCAGGAAATCAAATTACTTTTGGTTCTGCTCCACCAGCCAATGATGGTGCAACTAGCGGTCACGTCATAACCATTATTCATAACTTACATAAATTAGGCGAATAATTTTTATTGAATTAATCCAAAAGGACGCCAGGAACCTGGTTTTCCACCTTTAATACAAACCCAACCAACAGGATGATTAATACTAGGTTTTTCATTCCACACAATTGAACCTGTATTCCATCTTCCATCAGATGGTTCTTTTTCACCAGACGTAAAAGTTCTTTCTGCAAATTTAATATTGCCGTCAACTTCTAAACTTTCATGCGGATATTTTACACCAATACCTAACTGACCATATACATTTAACTTAACCGGTTTTCCTGACTCATTTCCAACAACAACATCTCCATTGGCTTTACAAGTTAACCTAGGTGTTGCATCTGTTCCAATAGCAAAAGCAACGTGTGTATGTGTTCCAACATATGCATTTGATTCTTGCATTGTTGTTATAATTTCGTACCCACCAGAATTAACTGAAAAGTCTGCTGACGGTGCTGTTGTATTAACGCCAACCCTACCATCTCCTACATAAAAAGTATTTCTAACTTGTAAATTTTTTAATATACCTAACTCTTGTAAAGAACTTTTTGTAACAGATTTTCCTAATCTATCTTTCCAAATAACTTCATTATGGTTAACCATAATTGCTTCTCGTACATTTAATTTTGGAACCTGTGCTTGAACGTATTCTAAATTTTCAACTTTAACTGTACCTTTAATATGTAAATCATTTGCTATTTCTATGTGATCATTATTAATAGTAAGTTGTTGACTAGATGACTGATCTTTTATTCCTGAACTGTTAAAATTTGTAATCGTTCCACCATCAATTACGTCTCCACTAATGGCATTCTTTTTTAAATCTATTTGCTCTACTGCAATACGACTTTTAGAAACTTTTTCAATTTTATTAAGGGGTAATAGTGCCATATAATGATTATTTAGTGCTAGATTGTAACCGTATGAATAATTGGTAAATATTGAAGTAGTATTATGGCAATAACAAAGATAGCAGGAGATTTATTAGAATCCAATCTGATTCGTACAACGGATCTAGCGTTCAATACGAACGTATTAGTAGTAGATGTTGATAACGGAAGGATTGGTGTTGGTACAGCTACTCCTGGTAATTTTAAATTAGATGTTGTCGGTGATACAAGAATTACAGGTGACCTTACAGTTACTGGTACAACAACCACAGTAGACTCACAAAATTTAACAGTTGAAGACAACATGATTGTCTTGAACAGCTCGGGTTCAATAGGACATAATTCAGGAGTAATGATTCAAAGAGGTGCGGCAGGCAACAATGCTGTAATGTATTGGGATGAATCTATAGACAAATTTAAATTTGGAACAACAACAGCAGATGGTTCTACGACAGCTGACTTTGCATCAACATTATCAAAAGTACAAGTAGGTGCACCAGCGGCAGATGATGATGCATCAACTAAAAAATATGTTGATGATTCAATTACAACAGTAACATCCTCAGGTGGAGTAACAGGCACAAACGTAACATTAGGACTTCCAACAGATTCATCAGTTAGTGATGGAGCAGTTGTACTAAACACTGCCGGTTCAGTTACAGATGCAATTGACGATTTAAATGAAACACAAGAAAATATTCGATCAAGTTATTATGTAAAAAGTGTAACTTATACAAGAACCCCAGCGGCCGGTTCATTAGGAATGACAGTAACTTTAGCCATTACAGCAGTTGGCGGAGGTGCAACTAGATATACAGTTAACTGGGGTGACGGCACAACTGAAACTGTATCTGCTACAAATCCAACTCACGACTATGATGAAAATTCTGGTACACCTTATACAATATCAGTAAAAGCATATAACCATAATGCAGTAACAGACTCAGCAGGATCTTTTGCAAATTCTGGTGACTCAATGACAAATCTACAAGTAACAGTTTACACAGCAACACCTGTTCCAGCTTTTGAAATATACACAGCAAGTTCTGGTGGTTCTGCGTTAACTGGAAATGATTTATGGGTAACAGAAGGACAAACAAGATATTTACGAAATACTACAACAAATACATCCGGTGCCACAGTGGCATACACAATGAGTTGGGGAGATGGTAGTAGTACCGACAATATTGCAAACGATAGTGCGTCGGGTGGTGTAAGTGGATCAAGATTATCACATACTTGGGGAGGAGGTACAGAAAGCGGTACCGGCCGAGATACGTTAACACTTACATTAACAACTCACTCAACTTGTAATCCAGCACTTTTACCTATAACAGCAACAGCATCATTAAAAGTTTATGATAGTTCAGTAGCGGCTCCTAATCATTTAGGTTCAAAAACAATTGCAATTCATTCAGAAGATTTAGTTGGAACTAGTCCAAAACTTTGTTCAGGATTTCAAGAACAAGTTTCAGGTTCTCCAACATATTCAGCAGGAGATACAGTAAACAGAATTGTGTCAGATGGATCATCTCGTTTAAGAACTGCTCCTCAATCAACTATTGCATATAACGCTGATAGTGGAACATTAACAGCATACGTAAATGGAAGTGCTAATGGAGCAATTTCATTATCGGGTAGTGACAATAGTGGTACAGCAACAAGTTTGATATTACATTCTGAACACGATTATCAATTATATAATGCATCAGGAACAGTTGTTGCTTTTGCATCAAGCATTTATCCACCATCAACATATAAAGGATTTAAAGCGGCTATTGATAGTGTTACTGATTCAAATGGATTATTAAACACAGGCGTAAACAGTTTTCAATTACAACACACTTTAGGTAATTCAAATACTTTAGAATTTGTTTTAGATCCTGTAACAGCAACACCAACTATTTCAGGTGTAGGAACATTGTCAGAAGGCACAGCAGGAACTTATAGATATATTTCAGGAATACCTTATTACTCTGAAATAGGCTCAGCACCAAGTTTAAATTTAGCTGGAGTTACAGTAACTAATTTAACTGGACAATGTTATTCTAATGTATCTAATCCAGTTGAAGTTGATTACGATACTAGAGTAGAAGGCAGTAGTGACAATGCTATTTCAAATTTAGATTTTACATATGCAACTATTACTGATGGATCAACTACTGTTCCAGCGGCAAATCTTGGAGTAGCCAGTGCATTAACACTTGCCACTCTTACTATTCCTGTTACTACAACAAATTCAGCAGTATGCGTTAACGAAATTAAAATAATGGCAAGAAATTGTAATGGTACAGGTAGTTACAATACTTCTAGCACAACAAAAATTCAAGTTTACAATGATACCACACCTAATGGTTTAGATAATGAAGCAGGTGGTATTGCAGTAGCAGATGCTTTAGGGGCAACGTACGATGATGATGCTGTTAGAGTTTCAGGGTTTGGTGCCCTGTCAAGTAACAACCCAGACATTGATGATTCAGCTAATGCCAACTACTACACAGATTCAGCTTGGTCTGGGGCAGTTACGGTGGCAGGCACCAGCGAAGCAATTTGTAGATTTGGAACAATATCTCACTACACAACAAATTTAAGTAGTGGTTATCTTCCAGTTGGTCCTGATTTAAATACTGGTAGGTCAGGAGCTCAGTATTATACTTTTGCTTTTAGAAGAGCAACAGTATCACAATTTTCAATTACAATGACTGGTACTGTATCGGGTATGTGGATTAAATTACCTGGAGCTGGTACAGACACAACTTCGTCTGCAACTAATGGATGGTTAGATTGCTCAACACAATACGCTGGTTCTGGAAAACCAGGAGCAAATACAGGTGCAGGCGGAAATGGAAGTGCTGGAGTAGCAAAAACATCAGGAGACAGAGTGATTGACGGTACAAGTTATTCTTCAGAACAATTTACATTTACATTAGGAACTGAAAGTATGTCAAACTCTAGAGGTAACAATTGTTTAGTAAGAATTTTATTAAATTCTGGTGATAGCATAACAGCATTATCAGTAGGAGTAGCAGAATAATGGCAATAACAGACGCAAAAAAAGTAGATTATCTTTGGAAAAAATTAGGTTATGGTGCAACCAAAACTGACACCAATGCGGCTAAGGCGGCACCCAACGAAGCCATTGCATCTCCATTATTATTAAGAGGTGATAAAGTTTGGAACCAAGCAAACGGAATTCCAGCAACAATGCCAAGTTCTAATACAGATGTTGTAACAGTTTATCTTACAACTGCTCCAGATGAGTGTACAGAAGATAATACAGCAACAGCAAGTAGATCATGGAAAACAGGATTAACAGATTGGATTCCACCAGAGTTTGGTTCAACATATGGAGTAAAAGTTTATATTCATACATCGGGTAATGCTGGTACTGCCGCGGCAAGCGGAACTAGAGTTTATGCGGCAGGTTCAGGTAACAATGATGAATTTTTCTTTGATTATCAATCTGGTGTATTACACTTTATTGGTACTAACTTACCCAATGGAGTTAGCTTTTCAGGTAAGTCATGTTATGTTTCGGGTGCAAGATACACAGGAACAATTGGTGTTACAAGTTTAACAGCAGATACAGGTAACTTTACAATTAGTGGGTCTGAAATAAATCAAGATGTTACAAATGCTGACTTTACATTAGGTACGTCAGGTACAGGACAATACATATTCAGTTCTAATACAGGTATTGTTGTACCAACAGGTACTACTGCTGAACGACCAACAGCACAAGAAGGTGTAATAAGATTTAATACTCAAACTGGCAAATATGAAGTATCGGAAGATGGCTCTACTTGGGCAAACCTAAGTACTGGAGCTTCTGCTAGTTCTATTACTAAAGATATTTTTACAGGAGATGGATCAACGACAGCATTTACAATGAGTACAACTCCTGCCAATGTTAAAAATGTAATACTCTATATAGATGGAGTAATGCAAGAACCGACAACAAATTATACAATGAGTGGTGATACTGTTACTACTGCTGGAGAAGCCGCACACGCAGGCGCACGAATAGTAGTAATGCACGGATTTGCAGATTAATCTACTACTATTCCTGTTGGAGTATAAACAATATCAAAAGTTTGTAACTGACTAGTAACTATATTCAATACATCTAATGTTGGAACAACTTCCCAATCAAATTCTGGTTGACGTATAATAAAATCATACACGTCTTGTCCCGATTCAAACCAAAGTCTAATACCGGTCATGGAATGATTATTATCAATATAAGAAGCTTTTCTACAAACAATTTTTAACACATTTGAAACTTTTTCTCTATAACGATTCATTTGTTCTACAAGATCTGGACGTTCTTTTAAAATTTCTACTGAACGATTACGACATATAGATGGCCATCTTAATTTTAAACTGTATTTGTAAAATTTATTTTCTGGCATCTATTACTTCTTGATATTTTATATAAGTGTCACAAAAACAATTATCTAAATCATCTAATTTTTTTGTTTGTGCATTAGAAATATATGCAAATCGTACATCTGGATTAGATATTATAATACTTTTTAATCTTGTAAATTCTATTGGATTATTCAAATCATAACCTAATAAAAATATAATTTTTGGTTGCAGATATACTGCTAACATTAAAGATAAACATTGTGGAGTACAATTATTAGGATCAATTTCTAATGTTTTTAATCCAGGAAAATCAGGCAAACAAGTTGTTTCATTAAAGAACACATACCTCTTAAACAGCTCTTCTGGAACAAGTATGTTAGTACCTTGAAAATTGGTTGAATTTAACATATCTTGAAGAATTGTCTCTGAATTACACGTAGCATAAGCAAAATTAATGCTTTTATTACTATTTGCTGACGCTATCACAGGACCAATATGCATAGATTCATGCAAATCAAATCTTATAGATAAGTTACCTACTATTGTTATATACGCATTTTTCATAATATTATTGATATTTAACGAGCAAATTATAACATAGTTAGGTAAATATCAATAGTTTTAAGATATTAAAATTATCGCAATAAGGGGAAAAACAGAATGGCAATAGGACGTATAACAGGACAGATGTTATCAGCCAACTTGGCTAGATCAGGAACTGATTTAACATTCGAAACAAATTTATTAGCCCTAGACGTGTCAAACAGCAGAGTTGGAGTTGGCACAGCCTCTCCTGCAACTACATTACACGTTTCGGCAACAGATGCAGTTAGAATAGCATCTGGAACAACAGGACAGAGACCAGGCTCACCAGCAAATGGTGATTTAAGATATAACTCAACACTTTCAACAATTGAAGGTTATTCTAATAGTTCTTGGGCTAACTTGGCATCAGGTGATCAAATTAAAGACGCAGATAACGATACATTTGTTAAAGTAGAGGCACAAACAGACCCCGGCGATCAAGATAGAATTCATATGAATTGCGGCGGAACTGAAGTTATGGTTCTTGCGGCGGGAACTACTGAGTTTGGTAGTGCAACATCAATTTCAAATAGTGCATCAACAATTACAGGATTAGTAACAAACGGTAACATAGCAATAACACCAAATGGAACAGGTGAAGTTGACATTTCAAAAGTTGACATTGACGCAGGTGCTATTGATGGTACTAACATTGGTGCGTCAAGTGCAGGTACTGGTGCTTTCACAACATTAACAGCATCAGGAAATTGTACAATCACAGGTAACTTAACAGTTAATGGTACAACATCAACAGTTGCTACTACTAACACAGTTATCTCAGATAACATTTTAGAATTAAACAACGGTATTTCAGCTAGTACAAATGACGCAGGTATTATTGTAGAAAGAGGTTCTACAGGAAATAATTCTTGTATGATTTGGGACGAATCAGCAGATGCTTGGGTAGTTGGAACAACAACTGCCACAGGTGCAGACAAATCAGGTGGAGTATCAATTACAAAAGGTGAGTTTCAAGCGGCAACAGGTACATTTACTAACGTAGATGGTATTGTTGGAGCCAATACAGCGGCGGCAGGTACATTTACATCTTTAACAGTAACAACAGCAGTTAACATTGATGACGGTGGTGATGGTGCTATTGACGGTTGTATAATTGGTGGCAGTTCGGCGGCGGCTGGAACATTTACAACTTTAAATGCTTCAGGTGCAGTTTCACTAGACGGTGGAGCATTTACTTTTAATGATGCAAGTGCAGATCTTGACTTTAGATGCGAAACTAATGGCAATGCTAATACATTCTTCCTTGATGGTGGAAATGACAGAGTTGGTATTAAAACAGCATCTCCATCTTATGATTTAGATATAGCTTCATCTACTGACGCAGTTAGACTACCGGTTGGTACTACAGCACAAAGACCAAGTGCGGCGACTGGTATAATTAGATTTAACTCAACAACTGGAAAATATGAAGGTTGTCAAGATGGATCTACTTTTGTTAACCTAGCAACAGCAGGTGATACACCAACAATTTCAAAAGTTTCAGCAACAGGTGATGGATCAACAACAACATTCGCACTTTTTAGTACGGCACCAAGTGCAGTAGCTAACGTGCTAGTGTTTATTGATAACGTTTATCAAGAGCCAACTGAAAACTATACAGTAAGTTCAACTAACATTACATTTACTTCTGCTCCGCACAGTGCGGCTAGAATATTTGCTATTACTGGATTTGATAATACAGCGTTAGCATCAGGTGGAGTTGCAAGAACAGAAACAAGTTCAACTAACTTTACATCAAGTGCTACAACTATCATGAGTTTCAACGCTTCAACTTACAGAGCGGCAGAACTGTTTATAGTATTACAAGATTCAGCAAATACTGAATATGCTTGTATGAAAGCAACTGTAACGCATAATGGTTCAACAGCATTTGGTAACATCTACGGTGTAACAAATACAGGTGGTGAAACAAGTGATTTAGGAACTATTACGTTCGTACACGATGGTTCTAATACTGTAAATGTTAAAGCAGTAAGTTCGGGTGGACAGACAGCGGCAACTGTACAATACTCACTAGCATCGTAATAATAGAGAGTAATATAACCTTATAGATAATTTTAAACGCTCTAACGATAAATACTATTGTTAGAGCGTTTTTTTTACGACCTAACATAACATAAACAATAATCATGCGGGAGAAATAGGAACCATGACAACAAGAAACTTTAGAGTTAATACAGGTCTTTCAGTTGGTGATATAGCGGTAACAGCATCTACAAATGCAGTTACTGGAGTTAGTTCAATTACATTGGACAACAGTACAGCACCAAGTGGAAATGCGGTATTATCTAATAAAAAATATGTCGACGATCAAATTGCGGCAATTTCGACGACGGCTATAACATCAGGCACAACGAACGCAACAGTAAGCGGAACAACATTGACTGTAACATGCTCAGGTAACACAGAAATGACAGTTACAGATGCAGGTGTGAGGATACACGGTGACTTGACAGTTGACGGAACAAACACAATCATCAATACATCCACATTAAGTGTAGAGGACAATATAATCGAGTGTAACAGAAACGTTTCTGCAAACAGTGGTATGCCAACTGTTTCAGGGTTGAAAATCAACAGAGGTGAAACATCAACAGCAACAGAAAACGATCTTTTCTGGTGTTGGGATGAGTCTTTTGCAGATGACGGTACAACTACTTACGGTAACGCAGGTGGTGCTTTCACAGCATTTAGATCTGCAAACGATGACGTAGATGCTTTAGTAGATATTAGAGCAAACGTTGTACACGCAACGTCCACTTCGGCGCAGTACGCGGACGTGGCGGAGCGTTTTGAAGCAGACGCTCCTATGGCAGAAGGTGCAGTAGTAGAAATCGGTGGTACAGATGAAATCACTGAAGCAACAGCTGAACTTTCAGATAATGTATTTGGTGTTATTTCTAAAAACCCAGCATATGCTATGAACGCAGGTGCAGGTAATAGCGATTCACACCCATTTGTTGCAATGACAGGAAGAACTCCAGTTAGAGTAACAGGACTAGTTGAAAAAGGACAAAGACTTGTTTCTAGCACAGTTAAAGGAACTGCAAGAGCAGTTGCTACTGGTGAAACAATTACTCCATTCCATGTAATTGGTAGAGCTTTAGAAAGCAAAACTGATGAGGGTATTGGTTTAATAAATTGTGCAGTGAGAACTAACAACTAATAAATATTAATACTTTTTAGTAGAATTAAAGGCGGTCTCCGGATCGCCTTTTTTTTGTGGCGTATAAATACGTATACTGCTGTCAGTCGGCAAAGATAAAGAGACTGCGTGTAATGTATTGTTACACTAACATATTAAAGGAGACCTAGAGTTATGGCTATAGGCCGTATATCTGGATCGGTATTAAAGTCCAATTTGACTAGGAATGGTGTCGATCTTGCATTTGAAACAAACCTACTTTATCTTGACGTTACGAATTCTCGTATAGGTATAGGTACTTCTTCCCCAAGCACAACATTAGATGTAGACGGAACAATCACAGGAACAACAGTAACAGCAGGCACATTAACAGCTTCTGGTACAGGTACGAGTGCTCTATTAACATTAACTACTACAGAAGCAAGTGCATCAGCAAGTCCAATTATAGCATTAAAAAGAAATAGCGGAAGTCCAGCAGACTCAGACAAACTAGGTCAACTATCATTTTTAGGTGAAAACGATAACGATCAAGAAGTTGAATATGCAAGAATATACTCTTCTATCTTTGATGCATCTGACGGAACTGAAGATGGAAAAATACAAGTTCAGGTAATGAAAGCTGGAACTCTTTCAAATTCTATGCGTTTTGAACAAGATGGAATATTTTTAAACACATCAAACACTATTATTTTTGAAGGTGCAACTGCTGACAATTACGAAACTACATTAACAGTTGTAGACCCAACAGCAGATAGAACAGTATCTTTACCCAATGCTACAACAACGTTAGTAGGTACAGATACTACAGATACACTTACAAATAAAACATTAACATCTCCTTCAATAAATGGTGCGTATACACTTCCAACATCAGACGGTAGTAACGGACAAGTAATACAAACCGACGGAAGTGGAACATTATCATTTGCAGACTCTTCAGGTGGTGGTGGTGGAAATAACACAGCAGTAAAACAATTTAATTATTATAAACTAGGAACAACATCAGCAGTTATAGATGAATTTGATTTAGACGAATTTAGAGGTGCTGTTTATAATGTTACAATGGAAGATCATGACAATTCATTAATTGGTTATGTAAAAATTTCTGTTGTACACAATGATTCTACTCCTTTTATTTCTGTATACGATGTAAATGAAGATAGTACAAACATAGTTAATTTTACTGCGGCAATATCTGGAGATATGTTGCAATTGTCTGGTTCAACACAAAGCTCCACACATACAAATTTAAGAATTTATAGAGTTGCATTAGGTGATCATCATGAAACAGTTACAAATACAAACTCAAAAATTATAAAAGCATCAACAGCGATTACTACTGCTGGAGTAACAATAGATTCATTTACAAAAACAGAAATACAAGGTGCAAAATATGTTGTTTTATTTAAAGATTCAACACAATCTGAATATCAAATTTCAGAAGTAAGTTTAACTCATGACGGTACAACTGTATATTTTAACGATTATGCTAAAGTATCAACTAGAAGTGATTATGCTTTTACCATGACATCAACAATTTCATCATCAACATTAACATTAACAGCGGCATCAACTGGTGGTACATCTGCCACAGCAATATTATATAGACAAGATTTGGGTTCTAAAACAAAATTAGGTGAAGTTGACAATACATTTTACGGTAAGAAAAGTGATATAGACTCTTCAGCCGAAACTATTGATTCATTTGACGTATTCAAATACAGGTCTGCAAGATACTTTATTAATATAGGACACTCTGGAGATACTGCATATCAAAATTCTGAAATAACGTTGACTGTTAATTCAGCTGGTACAGATGCAACTATAAGTGAAAGTGTTGTAAGAACTGGGTCAACAGATTTAGCAACATTTACAGCAGATGTATCTGGTGGAAAAGCAAGATTAAGAATGCAGGGTACATCAGCAAATAATGTAATTTATTTTGCAAGATTGGCAATGGAGGCCAATAACATTTATAGAGCAAACGCACAAACATCAGACGATTTATATATTACACATAATAATTTCACACTAAAAGCGGAAATGCTTGATTTATCCGGTGCTACTGGATCATTAAAACTACCTTCAGGAACTACTGCACAAAGATCATCAGGTGAAGTTGGTATGTTAAGATATAATTCAACAACAAGTACGTATGAAAGATATGACTCTTCGGGTTGGACAGCAATTACAACAACTGCTTCAACAACAGATTTAGATGACACAACAACTGGAGTAAAAACTTCTATTGGAACTTCCGCAACAAACATTGATACTTTTACTTCAAGTTCTTATGATTCTGCATTTTATCTTGTGGTAACAAGAGACGAAATTAATGAAGAAACTGCCACAGATCAAATAAGTTTAGTACATAATAACACAACGGCATTTGTTGCATCAGGTGGTGGTATTAGATCAGGAGATAATGATCACCTAACATATACAGCAGATATTAGCACTGGTACAGTAAGATTAAGAGGTACAGGTACAAGTGATGTAAACTCAATTAAATTCTTTAGAATTGCAATGGGCGATGATACAAGTGCTACGTCTTCAGGTGCAACTGCAATTGTATTAAACACAGATGTTGATAGTGCTGTAGAAAATATAGATACCTGGGCTCATGCTTCTTATAGAGGTGCAAAATATTATATTAGTGCAAACAATTCATCAAAAACAGAATTACAAAACATAGAATGTTCAGTTGTTCACAACGGAACAACCGCCTTTATTACAACATACAACGACGTATACACTGGTAATAATGCTTTAATAACATTGACAGCAGACATCGATGGTGATAACGTAAGATTACGTGCAACAGGTAATGAAGCAAATACTGCGGTTAAGATGTATAGAATTTTATTAGGAGATTCAGAATCAGACACAACTGGAACCAACACAAAAGTTGTTGGTGCAGTAACAGTATCATCATCTGCAACAGCAATAGACACTTTTTCAAGTGACTCATACACAGGTTCTCACTATGTTGTAGTTGGTTACAACTCAAGTGAGTCTGGTACACCAGCATCTGTTTCAGAAGTATTTGTAGTACATGACGGGTCAACTGCTTACGTAAGTTCAGGACCAATTGTATCATCAAAAGGTACAGATCAATTAACATTTACAGCGGCATTATCAGGTACAACAGTAACATTATCCGCGGCAAGTACTAGTGGAGGATCTACAACTGTTAATGCTTTTAGAACACATATAAAAAGAGAAACGGCAGGTGCCTCAACATCATTACAAGTTTTAACAAGTAATGATCAAACAATCACAGGTGATAAAACTTTTGCGGATAATGCCAAACTTATTATGGGTACTGGTGAAGATTTAAAAATATATCACTCAGGTAGCCATAGTATTATTCAAGACGCTGGTGCAGGTAACTTAAGAATTAGAGGTAGTATTACACAAATAATGGGTAATAGTAATGACGAAAGCCATGCAGTCTTTACTGAGGATGGTTCAGCAGAACTTTATTATGATGGTACAAAGATGTTTGAAACAACAACTTCTGGTGCACAAATTACAACTACATCAACTAGTGACGCATTATTAATTGATATGACTGAAGCAAGTTCAACAGCGGGACCTGTATTGTCATTAAAAAGAAATAGTGCAAGTCCAGCAGACTCAGATTATCTTGGACAGATTAACTTTAAAGGTGAGAACGACGCTGACCAAGAAGTAAACTACGCTAACATTACTGGAAAAATACTAGATGCTTCAGACGGATCTGAAGACGGTATTTTAGAAATGGCACACCTAAAAAATGGAACAAGCACAACAACAATGAGATTTAGATCTGATAGTTTACAACTATTAAATGACACTAACCTAAGGGTTACTGGTCACGTAGAACTAGGCGTGTTGGATAGTGATCCATCTACAACTGCCAACTTTGCACACATATACGCCAAAGACGATACGTCAAGTGCTGAAGTATATGTAAGAGACGAAGCAGGTAACGTTACAAAACTTTCACCGCACAACGAAAAAGGAAATTGGGAATACTTCTCAAGAAATACAATAACAGGTAAAACTGTTAGAGTTGATATGGAAGAAATGATTAAAGATATTGAAAAATTAACAGGTAAAAAATATATCAAGGAGGAATAATGCCAAAACGATATAGTTTAATGAAAGTAGAAGACGACGATACTGATAATAAACCAGTAACGGATAAAGACGGCGACTTTCACAAAAAACAAGTATTAGAAAAACTTGTTGTAAGAAATACATCCACTAGTGAAAATAATATATTAATGATCACTAGAGCAGATTCTTCTGCGGGTGGTCCTCATATGACCATGGAAAGAATTTCCGACAGTCCAGCAAAAGGCGATATATTAGGAAAAATACAATGGAAAGGTAGAAACGATGCTGGCGAAACTATACGTTATGCAAGTATTGATACTAAAATTAGAGATGCAAAAAAAGGAACAGATGATGCTGGTTTAGTTTTTACTACAAGAGTTGGCGGACAACACAAATCAATGTTAATCGTACAAAACGATGGCGTAATTGTTCACGTAGATAAACCTTTAATGTTGCAGGCACAAGGTTATAAAAAAACTAGATTATTTGGTACCAATGCAACAGCAAGAAGAGATATATATTTTCCTGATCAAGCCGGAACTGTAATGGTTAATGAATCAGGAAAAGTTATGGCAACCGACTTACCAACAAGCGATCCTAACAACGAAGGTCAACTTTGGAACGATAGCGGTACTATAAAAATTAGTGCTGGTTAAAATAAGTTAAATCACAACATCGCAATAACAATGTTCGCAAGGACATATTCCGTATTCGTCTGCGTGAAGTTCCTCATCACAGTGACAAGGGTGATAACATTTATTACATTCGATCATATGGTCATTCTTCTCCTCTACGATATGTGTTAACGTGGCACCTGGTTATAGGTCTGATCCACGTTAACACAAGTTAAAAACGATGCTTAATGATCGGTGTCAACTCGAGCGAGAGTGTAAAAGTTGCATCGTTATATTAGTATCTATATAAAATATATTAAATTTGAATATTATTTGAGTTTGTTAATTCTGCATATATGAGTCATATGGTGGTTCAAAAATTGAGATAAAACAATTCTGATCACACAATTAAGTCTAAAATAGTTTGTAACTTACCTTTTATACTTTTATTATTAACAGTATTTTTTAATCCTGCGTGTAAATTTTTTGGCCAACATTCAAACGCAGTCCAACAATATCCTGAATGTTCCTTATTTAATTTTGGTATAAATTCTGATTCAACAGCAATAAGATATGTATGAAAGAAAAACTTTTGATCATTTGATGTAAACAATTCTAAAGGTATTACTTTTTTAAATTTTGGTGTATAGCCCACTTCTTCTTGTATTTCTCTTTTTAAACCTTCAAATGCAGATTCAGTAAAACGTGCTTGTCCACCAACTAACCCCCACATTCCACGTGTTTTAGCATCGGTTCTTTGTACAAACAAAAAACGTTTTGTTGATGTACAATAAAACAAGGCACCAGAACAAATTATATTTTCTTTCATATGTTAGTATAACAATTTATTATGATTTTATCAAGGAGTTGTTGCGTCAGTTGATGCATCATAACCAGCACTAGCACCACCATCTAATACTATTGACCAATTACCAGCAGTATAAATGCCTTCATATGATTTAACCCATTCCGTACCATTAAATCTATACTGTATTCCTGTATGTGAATTTGTAACATAATGTTGCGTAGAATCTGGATGTGATGCATCAAATACTTTTAACCATCGACTGCCAGCACTAAGACCAGCATTATATTCAATAATATCACCTACACTAGCAACCAATGTTCCCCAAGTATCGCTTGTATATGTGGAAGTGGAATCTCCAACATCATTTATAATCAAATATCTAGTATTGGGAGTTGGTGTTGCTCCTGGGTCAAATGTTGCAGGATTAATAATTTTTGTTACCGCTGTTAAAGTATTTGCCGGAATAGTATCTTGATCAATATTGAATAATAAAATTGTTTCTTCTAAAGCATTAACAGCAATTGTTCCAATAATTTCATTTCCGTTTGGTTGCTTTAATCTTATTTGTGATGTATCGTTTCTTACTTTACCATATTGATCTAAAAGGGTTTTCCAATTAATTGCAGGTCCAAATGTTTCATATGGGTCAAAGTTTGATGGTTCATTAGCACCTGTATAATATCCAGAACCCCCTGTTCCTATTCCTGGTTCTGTACTTGTTGTGGTTGTACCAGTACTTCCTAATAATCTTAATTGATTTCCTGTAACTAATAAACCATAATTGTTCGGCGTGATATAACTTCTTGTTAACAATGTTCCGTCAATTAATCCCGATGTAATTCCGCCATCGTCGTCATATATGCTCATTATAATTTTTTGTATAACACCTAATTTTGATACTTTAACAGGTGGTGATAGCCATATTGGCATAGAAAAATTTATTGTTGCAATATCAATTTCTGTATCTGCACCAATAGGTATTGTTCTAGAACTAAATGTTGTGCTTGTTAATTCAACATAACTTAAACTAGTCCAATCAATATAATTGTCTGTTTTTTGTATTTCAAAATCAGGATTAAACAAATATAAAATTTGTTCCATTATTTGTAATTTTTGATCTGTATTTGTTGTCCATATATCTGCTGTAACTTCTAACCTAAAAGGAGAAGGCATAACTTTTTCAATAGTATATCCTGCACCTAATTTATTATCTGCATATGTTCCATCAGCTAAAACATCACGTTCTTTTAAATGTTGTTTTTCAATATGATAAGGATTTTGCATTCTTTCTCTATCATAATTTAATTCTCTAACATAAGCGGCAATTCTTGGAGCATATTGTAATGCGTTTTCACTATTATTTCTAATAATGTTTGCAACTTGTCTTGTTGGGTCTCCATAAACAACCGGAACTGCTCTTAAAGTTACGGCATCATCTTTACCTTTTCCTGTTTCCACAGAAAAATTACTCAAAACTCTTATAAATTGAGTTAGAAATTTTCTAATTTGCCCGTCGTAAAAATGTAACATTAATTGTCAGCCTTCGGTTTTAATGCATTTGATAATGACTGTCTTTGATCTACTGTTAAACCATTAATATTAGTTGTGCCTGATGCATTAACAAATTTAGTTTTCCAATTTTCTTTTGTATCCGTATTACTCATAGTTATTCTAACTGAATCTTCTATTTTAACCCATCTGGTTCCATCAAAACGGAACAATCTATTTGGTAGATAATCTGTTCTTAAGAAGTAATCACCTGTGTCAACATTAGAAGTTGGAAATGTTATACCAAATCCTGCAGGATTTCCGTTTGGTGCAACACCGTCACCGTCTAAATAGAAACCATAATGTGATGCCGCTGGTGTATCTATTGTTGCATTTATTGTTTTATTTGTACTAATTCTATCAGTAGTATTAACATTATCGGTTCTAATATTTCCTCTTTCATCAATTGGTGCAACATAATATTGTTTATAATTAAATCCTGCTTTTGGTGAATCTGCTTCTGCCTGTGCAACAACTTGATCATTAATAGTTTTTTCTCTATTATAAGTTGACATATAATTAGCAACCGATCCTTCTGTTGTAGCGTCGCCTATAATATCTCTAAATTCTTGTGCATCAACTAGTGTTTTTAATTTCAATCTTAACAAGTGTGGCCACCAAGTTTGTGAAAATCCCTCTGCCGCTCTGTTAACATCTTCTATAACATAATATCTTTTAAGTGCAATTGGTATACTTTCATCTAAAGAATAGTCTTCTTTCATATGTGGAAATTCAATAACATCTCCAGACATAGGTTTTCTACCTAATCTTTCAACTATATCATTCATATGTACAGTTAAAAATATTGTATCATTTTGTAAAAACATACCAAATTGTGATAGATTAAAATCTATATCTTGTACGTTGTATATTCCTCTTATAACATAAACATCTGGTGAGTATTTTCTATCTCTATTTTCTAAAAATAGTAAATCTTGTATCGTTCTTTCGTTAAGACTATCGCCCGAATACTGTGGTAGTGTAGGTGATGCTTCACCGTCTTTGTTAGTATCTCCCTGGTCATAGGGGCCTAAATATTTGTGGAAATGTAGATCGGTTCCCCCAACCGTAAACATCTCTTTAATGTTACGATCAAAGAATTTATAGTCGTTGCCTTTTTCTGGCTTAAAAATGGATAATCTTGGCATATCACACATATTTATTGATTGCACAACTACTATAAATATGTGTATGTCAGAACTTCAAACAGGCCAACAAGAGATATTTGATTACGTAAAAAATAATCTAGGTGAGGGTATGATAGATGTTGAATTAGACCCAAAACACTATCAAACAGCACTAGAAAGAGCAATCAATAGATACAGACAGCGTTCTTCAAATGCTGTTGAAGAGTCATATGCTTTTCTTGAATTACAAGAGAATCAAAACACATATATTTTACCAGATGAAGTTATTAATGTGAGAAAATTATTCAGAAGAACAGTAGGTTCACGTACAGAAGGTGGCGAAGGTGGTACATTATTTGAACCATTCAATTTAGCATACACAAATACGTACTTGTTAAGAGCAGGAGCAACAGGTGGATTAGCCACGTATTTTGCTTTTGCTTCTTATCAAGAATTAATAGGTAAATTGTTTGGCTCATTTATACAATTTCATTTTGACGTTGCAACTAAAAAACTTACAATAACACAAAGACCAAGAGCAGATAAAGAAACTGTTTTAATGCATACTGACAATTTTAGGCCAGATATTACATTATTCAAAGACATTTATGCAAAACCGTGGATTAGAGATTACACACTAGCAGTATCAAAAACTATGCTAGGAGAAGCAAGAGGCAAATTTAATACTATTGCTGGTCCACAGGGTGGTACAACTCTTAATGGTGCTGAACTTAAACAGCAAGGCCTTACTGAAATGGAAAGATTAGACCAAGAAATTGGCGATTTTGCAGAAGGTGGAACACCTCACAGTTTTGTTATTGGTTAATTCATAACCATATAATTTTAAATAAAAGCGAATGAAAGACTCTCGTTATAAAAGATATTGTGATTGTGACATAGATGAATTGGAAGAGATTGTAACTGATTTAGAAAATATGTCTATTAGTGCGTTAAAAAATAAAAAGTTAAACCTAAGAAAAACCATCCTAGGTGCAGTAAAAGAAGCAAAATTAGAGATTGAAAAAAGACTAAAAAAATAGTATAATCAATTAATGTTAATAGGATTAGTAGGATTAATGGGGTCTGGTAAAGATACTGTCGCTGAACATCTTGTAGAATATCATGGATTTAAACGTGATAGTTTTGCAAAAAGTTTAAAAGATGCAGTAGCATCAATGTTTAATTGGGATAGAAAACTTCTAGAAGGTAGTACTAAAAAAAGTAGAGAATGGCGTGAACAGCCCGATGCTTTTTGGAGTGAACGTTTTGGTAAAGAAGTTACACCTAGGTGGGTATTACAATACTTTGGTACTGAAGTAATGCGTGGTCAAATGTATGATGCTATTTGGATAGATAGTTGTATAGGCAGATATAAAGGTGAACCAACTGTTATTTCAGATACAAGATTTGTAAACGAAATTAAAACTATTAAAGCACAAGGTGGCAAAATTATGTGTGTAAAAAGAGGTGAACTACCTACACAAAAAGAAATGCAAGAAAAGGGTGCTCATCAATCTGAATGGGATTGGTTGAATAGTGACTTTGATTTTGTTATTGAAAATAACGGAACTAAAGAAGAACTATTTGAAAAAGTTGACGAATTATTCATCAGCAATAAGATCACCAACACGCCAACCAAGTCTACGCACACTGCTTAATCTTTGACAATTAGCACATACAGTTTTTAAATTAGCATTATTTGTATTCCTTAAATTTCCGTCTACAAAAAGTACATCTAATTGCAACTGATCTTGTGCTTTAAAACCACATAATTCACATTTAGATTTTTTATGATATCCTGATCTTTGTAATGCTGTAACACCACCTATTTTTAACTTTTTCTTTTTACGATTACAAGTATCACATAATTTACGCCAATAAATTTTCGTACCTTTTTTATATCCATAAGCTCTTGGCTTAGATTTACATTGTGTACATAACGGCCTTATACCTATAATCATTACAATCGTATTTACGTCGCCTATATAGGTACCAAATTTTGTAGAATAATGTCGTAAAATGCATTTGATTACATAAATAGTTCTAGTATACGTATAATTGCAAGGAGAATACAAAACATGGCATTAACATCACCAGGAGTAGAAGTAAGTGTAATAAATGAGAGTTTTTATGTACCATCAGATGCAGGTACTACACCTCTTTTTATAGTAACATCATCAACAGATAAAACACCAGGATCAGGTTCGGGTACAGCATCAGGAACAACAGCGGCTAATGCTGATACTGCTTACTTAATTTCATCACAAAGAGAATTAACAGAAACTTTTGGAGATCCAAAATTTTATACAGACACTTCAGGAAATCCATTACATGGTTACGAATTAAATGAATGGGGATTACAAGCGGCTTACAGTTTCTTAGGTATTGCTAATAGAGCATATGTACTAAGAGTAAATGTAGATACTTCTGAATTAATTGGTAGTGCAACAGCTCCAACAGCAGATCCATCAGATGGAACATACTGGTTTGACCTTGCATCAAGCAGTTTTGGACTATTCGAATGGTCACAAACAGATCAAAAATTTACAGCAAAAACACCAACGTTGATTACATCAGTTTCAGACCTAGTAGGAAACGCATCAACAGGTGCACCTAAAACATCAATAGGTTCACAAGGTGATTATGCAGTTAACACAACTCACGTTTCAAACAAAATTTACAAAAAATCATCAAGCAATACTTGGGTACAAGTAGGGTCAAGTGCTTGGCACTTAACACTACCAGTTATATCAGTTGCATCAGGCACTACTGTAACTAGTGGACAAACAATGCACATTAATGGTACTGCGGTAACACCAGGTGGAACAGCATTATCAGATGTTGCAACAGCAATAAACATTTCAAGCGATGGTGGTGATGGCGCGGCTTTGGCCGGCATTACTGCATCAGTTCATGCAACAACTGGAAACTTAGAAATATTCCACAATGGTTTAGGATTTGGAGATTCAACAGCTGGATACAATACAATTAGATTTGAAGAAGGTACTGGAGTATTAGCTTCTTTAGGAATTACAGCAGGTACATATAAAGGTACTAAATTTTTACAAGACAAACACACTAACAGACCAACTTGGAAAACTGCAGATGAAAACAGACCTAATGGTTCTGTTTGGCATAAAACAACATCAGCAAATAGTGGATCAAACATTGTTGTAAAACTTTACAGTACATCAGATGGATCTTTTGGAAGTGTGAGTGCACCATTATATGCAACAAACAATCAAGCAATTTACAATATAGATCCAACAACAGGTGGAACTGGTATTACAGTAGGTACATTATATACACAATATAATATTACTGAACAAACAGTTGACGGACAAAGTGATAATACACCAAACGTTGGTGACTTACAATTATTTAGATATGAAGGTGGAGTAACAACAATTTCATCTAAAACAACATATCCAAGTACAACAGCAGGTGAAACATTTACAGTCAGAGAATCATTAAAAAATCAAGATGCACTAGACACTGCAAAAACAGTTACTATGGTATCGGGAGATGGTTCAACACTAGGTGATGCAGAAGATTTTGTAACAGCATTTACGGCGGCTGGTTTTACAAACTTAACAGCATCAATTATTTCTTCAGGCACATACAAAGGTGCAATTGAAATTAAACACAGTCTAGGTGGTGAGTTCAGAATGAATAATTTAAGTGGTACACCATTAGATGATGTTGGATTTGGTACAAGTGTGGCACATAGTTATGGTGGATACACAGCAAATTCGACTACATTAATTGACAACTTATATGTTACTCCAACAGGTGACTCAGAAGATTCAACTGTAGGTAACGAAGTAATGGCTAGTAACTGGAAACGTTTAAGTTACACAGCAAGTACAAGTGCACCAACCAATGAACCAACAGATGGTACATTATGGTATGACACATCGATTGATGTAGCAGACATCATGGAACATAATGGAACAACTTGGAGAGGTTATTTAGGTGTTAATGCAACTACATCTCCAAAAGGTCCACAGTTTTCAGCAACAGCACCAACTACACAATGTGATGGTACTCCACTTGTTAACAAAGACTTATGGGTTGATACAAGTGATTTAGAAAACTATCCAAAACTTTACAAATATAATACTTCAGCAACATTAAGTTCAACTAACACAGCAAACCAAGTTGCAGTTACAACAACTGGTGCGGCTTGGGAATTAGTTGACAAAACAGACCAAACAACTGAAGACGGTATTTTATTTGCAGATGCTAGATGGCATACTTCAACTGAAAAAGGAGCTGACGGAAATACACAGGCTGGTACAGCAAGTTCAATTGTTGATTTATTAAGTGATCACTTCTTAGATCCAGATGCCCCAGATCCAACAAACTATCCACAAGGTATGTTGTTATGGAATACTAGACGTTCTGGATACAATGTAAAAGAATACAAAAACACTTATATTACAACAGCAAAATATCCAAGTTCAGGATCAAGCGGATTAGGTAACATTAGATACAGCAACGAATCAGTTGCAGGTTACTACCCAGACAGATGGGTTACTAAATCAGGTAACAATGCTGATGGTTCAGGAACTTTTGGAAGAAAAGCACAAAGAAAAGTTGTTGTACAACAATTAAAATCAGAAATTGACACTAACCAAGCAATTAGAGAAGACCAAAGAGGTTTTAACGTAATAGCTTGTCCAGGTTATCCAGAAGCAATTGCTAATATGATTAGCTTAAACACTGATAGAAATCAGACAGCATTTGTAGTTGGTGATTCACCACTTAGATTAGCTGGTACAGCAACAGCAATTCAGGATTGGGCAAATAACACAGCGGCGGCAACTGACAACGGTGACGACGGATTAGTAAGTGCAAGTGATTACTTGGGCGTATTTTATCCATCAGGACAAACAACAGACAATTCAGGTAACACAATTGTTGTTCCATCAAGTCACATGATGCTAAGAACACTAGCAAATAATGACAATGTTGCATATCCATGGTTTGCACCAGCAGGTACAAGACGTGGTGTTGTAGACAATGCAACATCAGTTGGATATATTGATGCAAGTGAAGGTGAATTTAAAACAATATCTGTAACAGAGTCAATAAGAGATACGATGCATTCAGTTAAAATTAATCCAATTACTTTCTTTTCGGGAGCAGGAATTGTTAACTTTGGTAATTTAACTAAAGTATCAGGAACTTCGGCATTAGATAGAATCAATGTTTCAAGACTAGCAGTCTACTTAAGAACACAATTAGATGCAGTTGCTAAACCGTTTATATTCGAACCAAACGATGAATTAACAAGAAACGAAATTAAACAAGCAATTGAATCATTTATGTTAGAATTAGTTGGACAAAGAGCATTGTACGACTTCTTAGTAGTTTGTGATGATACAAACAACACACCTACTAGAATAGACAGAAACGAACTGTATGTAGATATAGCAATTGAACCAGTTAAATCGGTTGAATTTATTTACATACCATTGAGAATTAAAAACACAGGAGAAATTGCAAAATTAGGGAACTAATTTTTGGATAAATAGGAGAAACACATGGCAATATCAACATTATCAAAATTTACAGTACCTTTAGCAAACGACCAAAGTTCAGCATCACAAGGCTTGTTGATGCCAAAACTACAATATCGTTTTAGAGCTATCCTGGAAGGTTTTGGAGTATCAACACCGAGATCAGAATTAACAAAACAAGTAATGGATATTACAAGACCAAATTTAACATTTGATCAAGTAACACTAGATGTATACAACTCAAGAGTATATGTTGCAGGTAAACATACTTGGGAACCAATTACAATTACTTTAAGAGACGACGTTAATAACTCAGTCACTAAACTAGTTGGTGAACAAATTCAAAAACAATTTGATTTCTTCGAACAAGCAAGTGCGGCATCTGGTATTGATTACAAATTTACAGGCAGAATTGAAATGCTTGACGGTGGTAACGGAGCAAGTGCACCAAATGTATTAGAAACATTTGAATTATATGGTGCATATGTTGAAAACGTTAACTACAACACACTAGCATACAACGTATCAGAACCATCAACTATCACTATGTTAGTAAGATATGACAACTGTATACAAACACCACAAGGTACAGGAATTGGTACAGCAGTAGCAAGAACAGTTGGTACATTAAGTACAGGCGGCGGTTAAACAAATTTAGAGTAGCATTTATAATACAGGAAAAGCGTCTTTATAGGCGCTTTTTTTGTGGCTATAAATAACAGTATGCCAAAGATTAATGATTACTTAAAAGGCTTCCAAAATAGTCTTCCAGGAATGAAAGACTTCCGACACGCATCACGATTGTATATAGATGACAATTATAAGTTGATGCCAAAACAGAAATTTCTGTTTCATGTAATATTTCAAACAGACGAAACTTTGTTCTTTAAAGGATTTAATCGTCATGAAAGTCTTGACTTTAATATGCTTGTTAAGGCTTGTGACTTACCCAAGTATAATATGAATATAGAAGAAAAATTTCAATACAATAAAAAAATGTATTGTGCTACACGTATTCAATACGATCCTGTAAACATTACTTTCCACGATGACCATGCTGATACTGTAAATGCATTTTGGAAAAAATATTATGAATACCACATAGCAGATTCTGTAAATCTAGGTGTGGATGATACCGTACTTAATAAAACTAAAGATGATTATTATGATGCAATTGATAATAGAACAACTAATAAATGGGGGATGGATACTCCAATAGAAAGAAAAAAACCTTATCTTCAAAAAATTATAATTTTTGTTTTACATAAACAAAGATTTACTTCTATGCAATTAGTAAATCCTAAAATTGCTTCTTTTTCTCATGATAATTTAGATGCGGCAGATGGTACAGGAGTTATGGCAAATACAATGCAAGTGATGTATGAAACAGTTTTATATGATAGTGGAACTATAAACAAAAACGATGTACCTGGCTTTGCAACAATACATTATGATCACGAACCGTCACCGTTAACTGTATTGGGGGGTGGAACAAATAGTATATTTGGACCAGGGGGTGTTGTTGATGGTATTGGATCAGTAATGAAAAATGTACAAAGTGGAAATATTTTAGGTGCAATATTAAGTGCATCAAACACATATAACAATGCTAAAAAAATGAAGAAAAAAGATGTTAAAGAAGAATTAAAAGGTATTGCAAAAAAAGGTGTATTAGAAGTTGGAAAACAAGCAGGTACAATATCAAATCCTATTAGTTCATTTTCAATTGGTGCGGCAGTAGCAGGTGGTGTTGCAATAGCAACTGCTAAAGGTATTGCTGATAATAAAAACAGAGCAAATAGTACTGTCATAACAAATCCTAGCATTAATACAACTGATTTTCTTTCTGCAGACGAATCATATAATCTTGTTACAACAGATTCTAATGTTAAAGACGAAATAGCATCTGGAATATATTACAAAGACATTGGTTCTAGAAAAGGATTAACAATAGCTGAATCTGATGTTGAATATACTGCTTCAGACGACACAATTAAAAATGTTTATAGAAGTAAAGCAATTACTAATATACGAAAACTTGTTACTGAAGGATATACAAAAATAAACAGAACAACACAAGACGTTAGTATAGCAACCGAGAAAGCAGGATTATAATGGCAGAATTTTATACAAACTTACCACCAAAAGAAAAAGATAATTTAGACAAAACAATTGACAAATTAACAAAAACACAATATGAAGAAGAGTATCAATTCAATGTTGGGGAGTATGATGCAACTATAGCTTTTTTTGTTAAAAGAGGCTTTCAACGAACTGCGGCAGAATCAACTGCTTACGTAATTTTATCTCAAGCAAAAATTGATAGCATAAAACCACAAGTAATACTTGACAAATTAACTTATGCATCAGAGGCTCAACTTTCTGAATTAATAACCATTGTACTAAACGCAAATAGATACAAATCCAGTAGGTTAGGTGTGAGGCAAACGCTTGTTACAAAGGAAACTGTGTCTAGAAATATAATAGACTAATGTTACCAAGATTCGCTAAAGGAAAATTTCACCCCAAAAACCAAGAAAAATATGTAGGTTTAAAAACACCAACTTATAGATCAAGTTGGGAACAAGCATTTATGAGATTATGCGATGAACATCCTAACGTTGCAAAATGGGCAAGTGAAAGTATTAAAATTCCTTACAGACATCCTTTCACTGGCAAGTATACTATATACGTTCCTGATTTTTTTGTTGTTTATAACGATAAAAATGGACGTAAACACGCCGAAATGATTGAGGTTAAGCCAATGTCCCAGACAATATTAGAACGTGCTGGTAAAAGTATGGGAAAGAAAAAACAAGTTGTAATAAACATGGCTAAATGGGAGGCGGCAAACGCCTATGCCAAACAAAATAGAATGCGGTTTAGAGTTGTATCAGAAGACCAGTTATTTCATCAAGGCACACGTAAATAATTTTTAATGTACCAAATTGATACTATAGAAAGTATTACAATTGAAGCCACGAATTTTTGTAATGCTAAATGTCCACAATGTGCTAGATATAATTATTATGGAGAACTACAAAAAGATCTACCTTTAATGCACATTAACACAAACAATTTACTAAATTTACCTTTACAAAAAATGAAAAGTTTAAAAAAAATTAAGTTTAATGGCAATTATGGAGACCCATTAATGCATCCACAAATTGACAAAATATTTGAAACTTTTCAAAACTATGCAATGACTGTTAGTACTAATGCGTCTTTAAGATCAATTGCTTGGTGGGGAAAACTTGCCAAATATAATATGAAAGTCAAATTTGCAATCGATGGGCTAGAGGATACGCATTCATTATATCGTAGAAATACAGACTACAAAAAAATTATGGACAATGCAAAAGCATTTATAAATGCTGGTGGTAATGCAGAATGGCAATATATAATTTTTAAACATAACGAACATCAAGTAGATGAAGCAAAACTATTAAGTGAAAAATTAGGTTTTAAAGGTATTGTTTTTCAATACAGTGACAGATTTTTAGCGACAAACAAAACTCCTGTATATGAAAATAAAAAAATTGCATACTATTTAGAATCTGCTACTAAACAAAAAACCATGCATGAATTAAGTGGAGCAAAAGAAGGAACATTTTACACAAAAAACTTTTTAAATAACGAAAACATGACTAGTGAAATACAATGCCCATGGGCAGAAACAAAACGTTTACAGATAAGTGCAGATAGTCTTGTTTTTCCTTGTTGTTATATGTTGAATGTTTTGGTGAATAAACCAATTCATAAAAGCCTTTGGGAAAAAATAATCAAGTCATATTCTGGAGTAAACTTAAATTATCACACATTTGAAGATATTCTAACAAGTGAAATTTTTCAAAAACTTATCCCAGCTAGTTTAAAAAACAAACCTCATATTACTTGTATAGAACATTGTGCAAATAACTTTAGTAAAGGTAAACTGTTTGGCCAAGAACAGACAGTCTTAAATAGTGCATATGACTAAAAAGTTAGAAGATATATTAAATTTACCAAATGTTAAAGAAGAGTTTAAAAAGGTAGATAAAAAAGAAAAAGAAAATGCTAATAACACAATTGGTAAATCAAAAAATTTAGATCCCGAAACACATAAAAATTTACAAAAAAGTTATGCTGAATTTGACAAAATTGCGGCCTCATTACCCCAAGTAAAAGGACTAGGAGATTTATCAGATTTAGAATTAGATAAACTGGCTGTTGAAGCTGAAGAAAGTTATAAGAATTTAATGGACTTAGGAATGAATGTGGACTCACGTTATTCAGGGCGTATTTTTGAAGTTGCAAGTACTATGTTACGTAACGCCATAGATGCAAAGGGTTCTAAAATAGACAAAAAACTTAAAATGGTTGAACTACAACTTAAGAAGCTCAAGATAGACAAAACAGGTGGAGACGACGTGGGTTCTGTTGAAGAAAGCGACGGTTTTGTAATATCAGACCGTAACGAGTTAATGAAGAAGTTACTTAAAAAAGACTAAATATTGCATATGAGCACATTTACAAAGTATCTTACAGAAGCGGCTAAATCATATGACTATAAAATTAAGGTAGCAGGTGATATCGACAAGGATTTTGCAACACGCATGGAAACTTGCCTTCAAAAATTTGAAGTTGCTAAAATGTCAGCAGGAAAGAAAACTCCAATACAATCACTTCCATTAGATTTTCCAGCATTAACAAATGAGGCTGTAACAATTTTTGATGTAACAACAAATTATCCAACAGCAGTTAGAGAAATGCATGAATATCTAGCAGATTATATGAATATTTCTCCGGCAATGATTGTTGTAAGAAAACCGGATGAACCAACAGAAGAATATCAAGAGCAAATGGCAGTTGCAGGCAAATCAGAATACAAAAACAAACTACAAGATATTGAAATGTCAGATGCACCTAAAGTAAATGCAGAAGAGTTTCATTCTTCAAAAGCAAATATGAGCTTATTAAAAGAATTATTAAAAGATAGAAAACAAAACGATAATCCAAAAGAGAAAGAAAATGCTACAACTAAAGAAGATTCACCAGCAGATTCTCCTTTAACAAAAGCAACTAACCCACATCCAGATCCAAAAAGGAAATAATATGCCTTGTAATAATCCAAATTGTCAGTGTGAAAATTGTACTTGTGAAAATTGTACTTGTGGAGAATAAATTATGGAAATGATAGACGTTTTAAATAAATTACAAGAAATCGCAGAAACAAAACCCGAACTAGTTAAAGATGCTGTTGAAAGCGTTGAAAAAACTAATCCAAAAAATGTTACAGAATTTCGAAACGTTGTTACTCCACGTGATGAATCACATTATAGAGAAATGATGAAGCATCTTCAAGACATGGAAATAGATCCTGTGAATAGAAGAGATCCTTCATTAATGAAGGAAATACAACAAAGAAGAATGGAATTAAGAAACTGGGCAGAAAAAAATATAAAAAAAGAAGATGGTTTGGAAGAAAGAAAGCCTGGTGGAATGTCAGATATACACATTGGTGCAGATGAATACATAGGAAATTATACACGTGATGATGCACCTGATACTTTAAAAATGCCAAAAGCAGATGTATTAAGAGCAATGGACGCAGAAGCCAAAAGATCACCTTTTCCAAAATCATATGAAATTGAAACAGCAATGAAAATGGTTGATGAAAAATTTGAAGATGACGGCTCACCTAAAGACGAAATGCCAGAACCAGATGAAGTAATGGCAAGTGCTGAGCCTCAAACAACTGAAACACCGGTGCAGGAAAAAACAATTGGTCAAGGACTACCTATAGGAACCGAAGCATTTTTAAATATGGGTTCAAAATTAGATATTAATTTTAGTAGAGACCAAGCATATATGGTGTCTGGTGTTTTAAACAGATTAGACCAAGATGCTTTATTAAAAGCAGTAGATGAATATAAATCACAAGAATTAGATCCTGATCAAGCAGAGAGTAAAGAACTAAATACAAATACAATGACAACAGAAGGTAAAAAACAAGTAAACGAAGCAAAAAAAGTAGACGAAGCAATAACAATGACTGCTGATTCACCAGAAGAAGCAGGTATGTTAATGCAAATGTTAAAATTAGCAGGTGTACAGCAAGTAACACCTGATATGATTGGTGCAGAAGAACCAGCAGAAAATCCACCACACGGTGAACCGGGTCATGTATGTGGTACAGACGATGATGCTATTGGATCAAACGACATGGGTAAAATGAGAGATGTTGTTACTGCTCCAGATGAAGAAAAAGCAGAAGAAAATTTTGCAAATTCTGAAAAAGAAGCAGAAAGAGATTTACCAAAAACTTCAGATGTTGACACACTAGTTAATGTTCATTCTGGTGGTTTAAACAAACAAAAACAACAAGTAAGAAAAGAATATCCAGGAGATAATCCACTTGCAGTTGAAGATACAATTACTGAAGAAGATTTGGCAAATAGTTTTAGAGCACAATACGAAGACTTTAAAGCATCATATCAAGAAGCGGCAAAAGTTACTGAAAAAAAAGCAAAACCAGACTTTTTAGATATGGATAAAGACGGCAATAAAAAAGAGCCGATGAAAAAAGCAATTTCTGATAAAAAATAAAAACAATCAAAAAATATGAGTGTAAGCGGAAAAGTAAAATGGTTTAACGAAACTAAAGGGTTTGGTTTTATCGCTCGAGACGACAAGGAAAAAGATGTATTCGTTCATGTATCAGCAGTTAGAAACTCTGGTATGAGTGGCCTAAAAGAAGGTCAAAAGATAACATTTGATGTTGATCTAGCGGCAAAAGGCCCTTGTGCAGTTAACCTAGCAGAACCAAACATAAACAGTTAGTTTTCTTAACATATTAATAGTATTAAATAGTGTTACTATGGCGTATGTATCATTAGACTCTGAGCAAATTAAAAAAGCTCATAAGAAACACAAATATAATAAAACTCAAGTTGATCAACTTGAGAAGTGTATGGATCCTAAAACAGGACCGTTGTTTTTCATGGAAACATTCATGAGAATACAACATCCTACTAAAGGAGAAATGGCTTTTCAACCATATCCATATCAAAAAAGATTAATAGAAGCATACAACAATCACAGATTTTCGGTGTCAATGCTACCAAGACAAACAGGAAAAACAACCTGTGCATCAGGATACATTATTTGGTATGCTATGTTTCATCCAGATTCACAAATATTAATTGCCGCACACAAATACGCAGGTGCATCAGACATTATGTCTAGGGTGCGTTATGCTTATGAGATGTTACCTAGTTGGATTAAAGCAGGTGTAACACAGTACAACAGAAACTCAATAGAATTTGATAATGGTTCCAAAATAATGGCAACTACTACAACTGAAAATACTGGACGGGGTTTGTCCTTAACAATGATATATTGTGATGAGTTTGCGTTCGTGCAACCACCAGAGAAAGCAAAAGAATTTTGGACTTCACTATCTCCTACATTGTCAACTGGAGGTAAATGTATGATTACTTCAACTCCAAACAGTGATGAAGATCAGTTTGCATTAATTTGGAAAGAGGCAAATAAAAAATTTGACGAATATGGCAATGATCAAATTGTAGGAACTAACGGTTTCTATGCCATGAAAGCACACTGGTCTGAACATCCTGATAGAGATGACGAATGGGCAAATACAGAAAAAGCTAGAATAGGTGAAGAAAGATTTAGAAGGGAACACGAATGTGAATTCTTAATCTTTGATGAAACTTTAATTAACAGTATAACCTTAGCAGAAATGGAAAGTACAGCACCAATAGAAAAAACAGGACAAGTACGTTGGTTTAAAAGGCCAACACCTGGAATGACTTACATGGTATCACTTGATCCAGCTATGGGAACAGGCGGTGACTATGCGGCTATACAAGTATTTGAATTGCCTACATTTGAACAAGTTGCTGAATGGCATCATAATACAACACCAATGAATCAACAAATAAGAATTTTACAAGGAATTAACAAGTACATTCACGATACTATAATAGAAAAAGATTCAACAGCAACACCACAAATTTTTTATTCAATGGAAAACAATACTATTGGTGAAGCGGCATTAATGAGAGTAATGGACATAGGTGAAGAAAACATTATGGGTATGTTTTTATCAGAACCTATAAGAAAAGGACATAGAAGAAAATTTAGAAGAGGGTTCAATACTACTGCTAAATTTAAAATAGACGCTTGTACTAAATTTAAAGAACTTGTAGAAAGTGGTAAAATGAAAATTTGTTCTAACTTGCTTATATCTGAATTAAAAGACTTTGTTGCAACAGGTATGAGTTATAAAGGAAAGCCTGGACAGCACGACGACTTGGTTAGTGCTTGTTTATTAATGACACGTATGATGAAAGTACTAGCAGATTTTGATCCTAAAATATTTGAAAAATGGACTGATAGAACTTCTGAATGGACAGCTCCAATGCCTATATTTGCAAACCTGTACGGTTAATTTAAAATATTTTTTCCATATTTTTTACCAATAAGTATCAATATGAAAGTACTTTGTTTTGGCGATAATACATCAAAAGAAGCATGGGCACATAAATTATCAAAAAATTTTGCAGAAAAAAATAAACTAACTTTTCGTGGTATGTTTAATAATAATACTAAAGAAATTTTAGACGGTTGCTATCATACAAGCACTCATGAATTATCTACTAAAAAAATAATAGAATCAAAAAAGAACTTTAATCAATTTATAATTTTAGATCAACCACAAGAAAGATATTCGCACCATAGTTTATTTCAAAGAATGTTTCAACTAATACAGTTTTTTCGAGAAAAAAATATTGAATTTACAATGTTAAATCCAAAAAATTTTGAAATAATCGAATATTGGACAAATTTGTTGACTACTAATAGAAGTTTTTGTTTAAGACCGTGGATCACATATGCAAGTTTTAATGGATACCGTAGATCTTGTGAAAGGGGTGAATCTGCTTTAAAGCCATTAATCAAAAGCACAGACAAAATAGATTGGCAGAATAATGAAGCCTTTAATAATTTAAGAAGTAGAATGTTAAAAGGATTACCAAACGAAGAGAACTGTGGGTGGTGCATTATGCACGAAAAATTCGGGTCTCACCTAACTACAAGATGGCACGATACTTTACAATGGGCGACAAAATTAAAATTAAAAAATATAAATGATTTAAAAAAATTTACAAGTCCGGTTTATTATGAGATTAGACCTGGAAACAAATGCAACATAATGTGCAGATCATGTACTCCCGGATTTAGTTCATTAATCGAAGAAGAATATAAAAATATAGATCATCCATATTTTAAAAAATATTATGAAAAACAAAAACGTGGTTATGATTCTTTTGACGTTGTGGATTTAGATACAGCAAAAACAATATATGTTACTGGAGGTGAGCCAACAATAAATGCTGAATTTTATGCCTTTTTAAGAAAATGTATTAAAGAAAATAAAACAAATTTTAATTTAAGAATAAATTCAAACTTTATGAAAATAAGCAATCCTATAAGAGAATTATTCAAACATTTTAATGATATTGGATTTACAGTAAGTATTGATGGTACACCAAAAGTGACTGAATATATTAGATGGAAAACGGTTCAAGAACAAGTAGAAAAAAATATTTACTTACTAAAAAATGATGGACATGAAATGGCCTGCATTAGTGTCGTAAGCATATACAATATTACCACTATAGGTGAGACTCTTGAATATTTAGAAACAAAGTTTCCATTTTTTACAGTGCAATTAAATTATGGTGGACATCGTGGCGATATATTAAACTGTTTTAATCATCCAAACAAAGATATGGTAATTGCAAGTTTGGAAAAAGCACGTAAATCTAAAATTTATTATGACAACGAAAGAGATACAAAATCTTTACTAGATTCTTTATACAAGCACTATACTAGTGATTATAAAGTTGATTACGACAAACTAAAGAAATTTTTTGAATATAACGATATATTAGACAAAAGTAGAGGTTCAAAATTAGGCGATTATATACCCGAATTAGAAGCCTGTAGAAAACTTATAAATACACAATATGAACCCAAAAACGTCACAAGACCTTTTTAATAAAATTAGATCACAATTCTCAAACATACAAGTAGGAGATGAAAATGGTGTTCCTACAGCTGATCCAAGCAGTGCAGTATTTTTTGAATTTGAATTTAAAGAAGATGCTGACACATTTGGAGCCGTAAGTGTTAGTTTAGCTGACGGTGAGAACATGAAAGTATTTTACAACCGTAATTTAATAGACAAAATAGACGAAGATAGCAAGGACGAATGGTATGCATTTTTAAAAGAACTAAAAGACTTTGCAGTAGAGCATCAATTAGCATTTGATGTAAGGGATATTACTAAATCAAACCTAACAAAACAGGATTATAAGAACCTAGCAGATACGAACACAACGGTAAATACTGATGAGATGTCAGAAGAACTAAACAGAATTACAAATTTAGCAGGCGTGAAAGAAGAACCAGTGGATCGAGGAGCACCAGCCGACAAAGGAAGACCAGCCGAGCCAGAAGCAGGATTAACTGGGGGCGTGGCACCAACAACTATTGCAAAACAGTTTCCTGGCGTAGATGACAAATCATCATTAGTACGAGCAGTTACAAAAATGAAATCAGGAGAATCTAATTACACTCGTGATGAAATAACTGCGGCCGCTGATGCTTTTAAAGAAATACTTGCTAAAGATCCAAAAGAAACTTCAAGATTAATGACAATGCTTAAAGGGGTAGCACAAAAAGCAAATCCTTTTAATCATCCAGATGATTGGGTAGGACATGGAATGATGAAAAACAAAGCCGCAAATGCCAAGGGTAAAGGAAGAGGAACTCCCGATAGTAGAAGAGGAACTATATGGGGAACTGAATCAGCTAATGAACTAGACAAAATTACTAAACTAGCAGGTGTTTCAGAAGGCCTAACAGGCACAGCAAGAAGATCATACGAAGACTTAGAAAAAACAAGATTAATAGTTAGACACTCAGGCAAAGTAGATGAAGAAATTCCTGGCTCTAGATCAAGACATATTGAATCATTATACATTGAAAACGAAGATGGTGAAAGATTTAAGTATCCATTAACACACCTAGCAGGTGCAAGAGCTATGCAAAGACACGTTGCTAACGGTGGAAGACCACATGATGAATTTGGCGAACACATTGTTAAAACATCAGAAGATATTGCAAAATTAAATTCATTTTCAAGATACGTTTCTCATAAAGATCAATTAAACGATAATGCAGGTGATATTATAGAAAAAACAAAATTACAATTAGAAAATTTAAGAGAATATATAAGAAATATATCAAAACAACCTCATTACGAAGCGGCATCTAAAGACTTTAAAACATCAGAAGAAATTGTTTTAGACGACGAAACTATTGCTAAATTAAGAGAAAAATTTACACTTAAAAATTTAGACAACAGAGTAGAAGATGCACTTCCACTTATTAACAAAATTATGAGTGAGTTAGAAGCACCAAAAGAGGAACAACCAGTAACAGAATTAGACCCAGGTGAAGAACCAATTGATGCTCCAGTTGAGCCAGCAGTTGACCACGCAATGATTGTTAAACAGTTTTTAGCAAACCCAGACAGCAAAATATTGCTTAATAAAAATATGCCTGATGAGAAAAAATTTGATGTTCCAAAAGCGTCACCAGAAGATGCAAGAATTATGACAACACTTTCAGATATTGCGTCTAGAATGCTAACAAAAACTCCTGATGAGGACAGAGTGGCAAACTTTGCTTCTAGAGTAGCAGATCAAATGAGCAAAACTGGAATGCCTTTTGATCCTGAAGATCCAGATGCTAATAAAAATAGAGATATTGCAAAAGCATTAGTAGCAAAATACGACAAAGCATCTCAAGAAATTGATCCAGGAGATTTTAATCCTAAAAAACATCCTAAACTAGACAAAAGAGCAAGAGGCGAAACAGCAGAATTTGAAGATTGGGTTAACAATACAGTTAATCCTAAAGAAAGTATGCCAGATATGGAAGATGGCCGAGCACAAGTAGCTCAAGATATGTGGAATAAAAATAAAGATTTACAAGCACAATATAAAACTTGGCAAGACTTTTTGAATTCAGAAGACTTCGAAGAATATGTAGGTCATATAATGAGCAAATATGATTGGGAAGCCGCTGAAGGAATAAAATTTGAAGATATTAAACCTTTTATTGAACAACATTTAAAAGAAGGCGGTGACAAAACTACTGCAATTAAAACTGCAATTGAAAATTTTAATGCAGATAAATTAAAAGAATCTAGAGGTAAAATAGTAGAATCAATTAAAGCCAAAGCAGACGGCCATGCACAAGACATCGCAGGCATTGAAGGCGAAGTTGAAAGAATATCTCAACTAGCAAATTACCAACAATAACACTTTTTCCAATAATAGTAGTAGACAATAGATAAATATAGTTGTATATTATGTACTATATGTCTAATATACATTTAGGCAAACAACAAACATAGGCACACAAGGAGGCTTACATTATGGCTACATTGGCTGAAATAAGAGCGAAGTTAAAATCTCAAGAAGTGAATCGCTCCACTTCATCAACAGGCGGAGACAACGCCATCTATCCACACTGGAATATAAACGAAGGCTCAGAAGCAGTCGTTAGATTCTTACCTGACAAAGATCAAGGTAATACTTTTTTCTGGACAGAGAGAAACATGATCAAACTACCTTTTGCAGGTATTAAAGGTCAAAGTGATTCTAGACCAATCCAGGTACAAGTACCATGTATGGAGATGTACGGAAAAACTTGTCCAGTTCTAACAGAAGTTAGACCATGGTTTAAAGATAAAAGTATGGAAGACATGGGCAGAAAATATTGGAAAAAGAAAAGTTATATTTTCCAAGGTTTTGTTGTAACTAATCCGTTAAACGAAGATACAGTACCAGAGAATCCAATTAGAAGATTTATTATTGGACCTCAAATTTTTAACATTATTAGATCGGCGTTACTTGATCCGGAAATGGAAGAGTTACCAACTGATTATGTAAAAGGTGTTGACTTTAGAATTAATAAAACAACTAAAGGTGGATACGCTGACTACTCAACGTCAAAATGGTCAAGAAGAGAACGTGCTCTAGACGAAACAGAAAGAGCAAATATTGATAAATTTGGATTACATAATTTATCAGACTATAGACCAAAAGAACCATCAGATGCAGAAGTTAAAATAATTAAGGAATTATTTGAAAAATCTGTTGAAGGTGAATCTTATGATCTTGAGAAGTATGGGCAATACTTTAGACCTGCAGGCATAGGTGCTAGACAAGTGTCTGTACCAACAGCAAGTAGACCTGCACCAGTTGAGAAGACTGCTGATCCGGTAAATGCTGAAGTAAAAGCTGAAGCACAACCAACACCAGCGGCTCAACCAACACCAGCGGCTCAGCCTGCAGGTGATAGTGCCAAAAGAGCAGAGGATATTTTGAAATTAATTAGATCAAGACAAGCAAAATAATCTGACATTTACCAAGGCCTTAATTGTTGACAGTTAAGGCCTTGTGTATTATAATAAGGATATTATGAAAACAGAAATTAAAAAAATTATAGATTGGGTATTATACAAACAAGTACCTGCTTGGGTATTAATTGTATTAGTTATCCTTTGGATTTTGTTATAAAAAATGACAAAACCATTTGACGTAACAAAATTTAGAAAAAATATAACAAAGTCTATATCAGGACTTGGCATAGGATTCAACGATCCAACTGATTGGATTTCTACAGGAAACTATGCATTAAATTATTTAATAAGTGGTGACTTTAACAAAGGTGTTCCATTAGGCAAAGTAACAGTATTAGCAGGTGAATCGGGATCGGGTAAATCTTTTGTAGCATCTGGCAATTTGGTACGTAATGCACAAAAGCAAGGCATTTATGTAATACTAATTGACACTGAAAATGCACTAGACCAATCGTGGTTAGAAGCACTTGGCGTAGATACTGACGAAAAGAAACTATTAAGATTAAGTTTATCCATGGTAGACGATGTTGCAAGAACAGTTTCAGATTTCATGAAGGGTTACAAAGATGAACATGGCGAAGATAAAGAGAACGCACCTAAAGTACTAATTGTAATTGATAGTTTAGGTATGTTACTAACACCAACTGACGTAGATCAATTTGAAAAAGGCGAAATGAAAGGTGACTTAGGTAGAAAACCTAAAGCCTTAACAGCACTTGTAAGGAACTGTGTTAATATGTTTGGTAGTTGGAACGTAGGACTTATAGCAACTAATCACACATACGCATCACAAGATATGTTTGATCCTGATGATAAAATATCGGGCGGACAAGGATTTATATATGCAAGTTCAATTGTGATTGCAATGAAAAAATTAAAACTTAAAGAAGACGAAAAAGGTAATAAAGTTACAGACATAAGAGGAATTAGAGCGGCTTGTAAAGTAATGAAAACACGTTTTTCAAAACCATTTGAATCAGTACAAGTAAAAATTCCATACGAGACAGGAATGGATCCTTATAGTGGATTAGTAGACTTATTTGAGAAAAAAGGTGTACTAACACAACAAGGAAATAGGTTAAAATACGTAGATAGTGCTAAGAAGGAGCATATTGAGTTCAGAAAAGCCTGGGTCGGAGATAAATTAATGATGTTGATGAAAGATTTTGATAAATTATCAACAACAACCGAACCTAAGGAAAACAATAATGTCTGACATGACCCATGAAAATATCGAACGCATATGGAACTCACTACTACATTATCTACCAGAAAGAACTAAATCAGACGCGGCAATTGACTTTGTAAAAAGTTTAGAAGATATAGGTGTTGATGAAGATGAAATTAAAGCATCTGCAGAATATGACCCTAAACTAGAACAAGCAATTAATTCTGTGTTTGAGGACCAAGAAGAAGATGATGATTATGATAGTGAGGAATAATGAATTGGTATAACGAAGTAAGTAGAAATTTAGATAAAATTCCCGATTGTATCAATTATTTTGATACAGAATTATTACAAGCAAAAAAAGAAATTAAAATATTTGGTAGTCTTGAGAAAGCAAGTGCTTCTTTACCAGGTATTGTTGAGCAAAGATTTTCACAATTACAACAACTAGAAGCAATATTAGAGTATCTTAATATAGAATTAAGACGTATAAGATCAAAAGCATTTATAAAATACTTTGAACATTACAATAGAGCATTGAATAGTAGAGAAGCAGAAAAATATGTTGACGGTGAAACAGAAGTAATTGATTATCAAAAACTTATAAATGACTTTGCTTTAGTAAGAAACCAATGGCTAGGCATTACCAAAGGGCTCGACCAAAAACAGTGGCAAATAACAAACATTGTTAAACTACGAGTAGCAGGTATGGAAGATGCCACAATCAAATAGAATAATCCTTACTGACGTAGACGGCGTATTACTAGAATGGGAACACCATTTTACTAAATGGATGTTACAGCGAACACTCTTTGATAAAAAAGGAAATAGATATCACCCATATAGATTGTTAGAAGACAAAAAAAACACTTACGAAATGGCAGAGCGTTTTGGTGTTACTATTCCAGAAATTAGAAAAGAGATTAGAGAATTTAACAGAAGTGCTTGGATGGGAACACAACGGCCTATGACAGATTCACAAACTTGGGTTAAACTACTACATGCAGAAGGTTGGACATTTATACCAATTACTTCACAAACATCTGACAAGCCAGCACAAGAATTACGTAAAAGACGACTTGGAGAATTGTTTGGGGATCATGTTTTTTCAAACTACCACATATTAGGTACAGGAGCAGACAAAGATTCAGCATTAGCAGAGTTTCACAACACCGGACTGTATTGGGTCGAGGACAAGCCTAAGAACGCTTTAGCCGGGCTCAATTACGGTTTAAAGGTGTTATTATACGACCGTCCATATAACCGAGACTTCAACCACCCTGAGATTACCAGAGTAAATAACTGGAAAGACATACACCAAATTTTATCAGGAAGAAAATGAAAATATACATAGGTTGGGATTCAAGAGAAGACATAGCATTTCAGGTTGCTAGACACTCAATATTAAAAAGAACAAAAAGCGATGTTGAAGTTGTTCCAATTAAACAATACGAATTAAGAACTGCAGGAATTTATAATCGTCCTATTGATAAAAAAGCATCAACAGAGTTTAGTCTTACACGTTTTGCTGTTCCTATATTAAATGATTATAAAGGTTGGGCAATATTTGTTGACTGTGACTTTTTATGGTTAAGTGATGTAAAGGAAATATTTGATATGGCTGATGACAAATATGCTGTAATGTGCGTTCATCACGATTATAAACCAAAAGAAGAAGTTAAAATGGACGGCAAACAACAATTTGCTTATCCAAGAAAAAACTGGAGTTCAATGATGTTATGGAATTGTGGACATCCGTCCAATAAAAAACTTACTAAAGAAGTTTTAAACAACGAAACTACACCGTTCTTACACAGATTCCGCTGGCTTAAAGATGAGGAAATTGGTGAAATACCTTATCAATACAACTACCTAGAAGGTTGGTATAAAACTAATGATGCTAAAGTGGTTCACTATACACGTGGTGGGCCGTGGTTTGAAAATGGTTACATACCAGAAGACATTGGACTTAAATCATGGAATGACGTTGACTACGGTAAAGAATGGAGACAAGAAGAACAAGAATATATTAAAACTAAATTCCTTGCGAGGAATTAGTTATGTTTAATGAACTGGGAAAAATTAAGAAAACCTCATTATCACAAAGAACCGGTTGAATACATTTACGCAACTGGCATTTTTAATCTTAAAGAATACGATAAACTTTACGAAAACCAAAACAACCTTTCTCACCAAATTTGGCAAGACTTTGATACCAAATATAAAATTGGTTTTGAATTTTTTAAAGACTTACGTGAGTTTAATAAAAATAAAGAAGTAATTTGTTTATGGTTTTTTAAAGAAAGATCTGATAGGGAAGCCGGTAACGATATAGATCTAAAAGGAAAAATTATAAAATATCAACCTAATACATTTTTAATAACAAGATCTAAAAACATAAAAATAATTAAAAGGAAATCAGTTTTACCTAACAGACCGGTTTTACAATTAGATTTAAGCATAAACAAATACAATAAAATTATAAAAATAGTAAGATAACTAATAGTATATGAACCACAAAGAAAGAATGTTACAGAAAATAGAACAATTAGGCTTAATTGTTATTCATACAGAAATTGCACCATATGGTTCTGGAACTCGTAGATATATGGTTGGACGGAATATAGAAGCACCTGAAAAATCTCATCAAATGGGCAGTGGTAAATGGCAAATGACTAAAGGTGTACAGGAATGGCTTACACCCGAACCACTTAATGGACCAGACTTAGAAGCTTGGTTAAAAGATTACGAAAACTTTCATTAATGATTGGGCAAAATTTTGTTGATAAATGCATTAGCACAGATGTAATTACTACTCCATGGCCTCATCAAATTATTGAAAACACATTTGATGAATCTGTATTTGAAAAATTAAAAACACAATGTATTGAAAAATTAAATTTTCCAACAACAGAATTAGTACAAATTCATCCAAAAGATTATAAAGAATATGGAATAGATTTTTATAACGAAACTTTGAATATATGTGAAAGTTTATATGAAAATATAAAAGTGTTATGTGGCAAGTATCCAAAGCATAGATGGTATGAAAACCTAGGAGTCAATGTACATATATCTGTTACTCCACCATTACCATGGCAGTTTCACATACACCAGGAAGGTCTTGAAAAAATTTGGAGTGCTGTAACATATGTCTCGCCAGAAAATAATGTTGGGACTAAATTTTATACAGCACAAACTAAAGATGCCTACGTAGGCGAAGCAAAATGGAAACCTAATAATACATTTATTTTTTGTGGACAAGAAGGACATACTTGGCACTCATATGAAAGTAATAAAAATACTAACCGTATTACATTTAATACTTTTATTATGAAGTATAGAAAAAGAGTAACTTTTTATACCAATTAATTTTTCCAGTACAATTTATCTATTTGATTAACTTTTCCATGATCCCCTATAATGGCACTACTGTTAAATCCTAAACTTTGCATAAATAGGTCCATCTCATCTACATCAGGTATAAGAGGTTGTTTAGGGTCTTTATATAAATTTACCTCGTTTAAAACATAAGTTGCTCTTTTAAAAATCTCCGGCGAGCCTTTCATTACTAAAAGTTCTGCACCTTGTACATCTTGTTTAATAAAATCATAAGTTGCATCGTTGCCAACAATAGATTTAAGTGTTTGCATTTTTCTTTTTTCTACTGCTTGTGAAGGAAATGTGTCAATTCCAAATATGTTTGATCCTTTAGTATAAGTTATTTTATGGCCTTTAATCTGTCTTAAGTGCATATCTACTTCTTTATTTTCGTTTCCTAATACAGCAATAAAAACTTCATTTGCACATTTTAATAATCTTCCTTCGTGTTTTTTTCCTGCTTCTATGCAAGTATAATGTGCATCAGGCCAAAATTCTTTCACATCTCTAGTCCAACTTCCGTTCCATGCACCTAAATCTAAAATTTTTTTTGGTTTAAAATCTAAATTTTCTAAATATTCGTACATCATGCTCTATAAAATACTATGTCTGGCCAGATTTTTATAAGAATTTTAAATCCTAAATTTTTTATATACTTTTCAACCTCTAAATTACTTGAGCCATATTTTTTTGTATTATTATTAAGCTCTACCATAATATACTGTACATTAGATTGGTTCTCATCGTTGAATGTTAAAGTCTTATAGGCACCTTCAAGCACACGCATTTCATACCCTTCGACATCTATTTTTATCATATCTACGTCATCATAATTCCAATAATCAATATTAAACATTTGAACATCTTGAATATTGCTAGATTCTTTTCCTACTCTAGTATTTTGTGTTGCACTTTCTTGTGTTAAAGACACATTACAAAGTTTATCTCCTATTGCAAGTTTATTGCAAGTAACATGATTAAATGGTCCCATATTTTTTTGCAAACATTCAAAATTTGTTTTATTTGGTTCAAAAGCAATCACACGTTTACAATAAGGTTGCATTGTCTTGCTCCAAGTACCACACCAAGCACCTACATCTAAAACAGTTTTAAATTTTTTATTTTGTGAATTACAATATTGTACAAAACTTTTTAAACATTTATCTTGCATATGTGGAGCACCTTTTTTCCTCCATTGTTCTATTTGAGCATCATCTGATGGTAGCCAAAGATCGTTTATTTTTTCTATGTTCATAAAATACCTTTATCCATTAAAATTTCTATAGCAGTTCCGTTTGTAAATTCTTCAGGTGTAAATTGTTGATAGGCTAAACTATTTAACCATGGTTCTGGGTCAGCATAAAAAGGTTCTTCTATATCTGCTAAATGTAAATTACCCATTGCCTTAGCAAAACTTTTTTCATCACAAAATACAGGTTTACCCATACACACTGCTTCAATGGCACTAATTGAACAACTTGTTACACACGCCCAAGCATCTTTTAAATCTTCAGAAAGTGGAACTGTTGCCTCACTTGGTCCTGATGTTCCTCTACCTCTGGGTTTTTCTCTAACCTTGATTGGCCTGTCTGTATATCTTTTAATTTCTTCTACTGTTTCTTGTATCCAGTTTGGCCTATCTAAATAATTGTGTATTCCTGTTGAACTAGGACAAACTAATATATGAGATCCTGTTAAGGTTGGTGCTTTTATTGTGATATTAAACTTGTCAAATCTATCAGACTTACAATCTTTTATAAAAGGAACGTGTATTCTACTTTTACAAATACGCCAATAATGGTTGTCTGGTTTTAAATTATTATTATCAAATCTTCCAAAATATGGTGTATCAGTAAACCAAAATTGCTGTTTACGTGCTTCTAATTTTTTAATTAGTTGTAAGTTATTATTAACAAATCCCCAAAACATTGAATTAGCTAAAGGCTCTGTTGCAACACTATTATCATTTACTATAACTTGTTCAGGCCAAGACTTTTCAACTCCATTAAACACTTCCCATGCCTTGCTATTTGGATTATTAAATGGTGCGTAAATTGTTAGCATCTATAAATTCTTTCAGTTCGTTTGCCCATTGTGTATGTCCTTTAACTGATGGGTGTGGGTCGTTTGGACTTACAATCATGTTTTCTTTCATTACAAAATCATAATGATTACTATTAAATTTAAAAAACCTTTTTTCATCTATGCTTTCAACTATTTTATTAAAGTCAGCATTATTTAAATTAACTGCATTAGGTAAAGCATTGTACATTACATATGGAATTTTGTTTAATTTAAAATACGTTTGTAAGTCAAAAACATGATCTAAAAAATTCATTGTAGCAGTATCATCAATATCCCAGCCGAGATTTGAATTAACAAATCTAAGTTGATCTGCAACTTTCCAAGTACGCCAAGTTAACTCCATATTAGGTATTCTACCTTTTTTCCAACCATCGTTAGTAACATAATCATTTCTAAATAAACTAGACCAACCTATAACTGCAAATGTATCTTTGTATCCGTTTTGTTCAAACCATAATTTTGTAGTAAAGCTGATCCGATCATTGCCTCTGCCTCCCATAGCTAGATTAAATAATTGTAAATTATATTGTTCAGCAAGTATTTTTGTTACAAATGTATTAACATCATCTTTAGGACGAGGACCTAAAAAACTACAACCATTTGAAAACAATTTAGACATACTGCTATTTTATAGTATAATTATTTAAAATGCAAACAGTGAAAAATATTACCAGCATAAAATACTTCTTAGATCGTTTTGAAACAGTGGATAATGAGTACTCTTTTGACGTGAAATATCACGAGAAGGCACCTAAAACACATTTTCATAGTTTGCCAACTTTTGTTGCTGAGTTTAGGAACTGTTCAGTTAATACTTTGCCTTGTTTAATTACTGAGGATAGACATCTTATAACTGAAAATGTTTGGCCTTTATTACACAAATACAAATACAAACCCCAAAAAATCCACGGTTTATGGAATGAATGGACTAACCCTACTATTGATATTGAAATACCTACAATTAAAAAACAACTTGACGGTGCAGGTAGATTTGTTTGGTTGCCTATAGACAAAGAGAGTGCAAACAATCCGTGGCATATATGGATTGATGTTATATCAAAATTTAGATTAATAGAAAAAAGAGGTGTATTAAATTTTTCAAGATTCATTTATGTATTAAGCAATCCTAGTGCTTACTTTGATAAAGTTGCTAAAGAAATGTTTCCAGATTTAAAATATTATGTTATGCCTGAAGGAGAAACTTGGCGTTTCCAACATTTAATTGTTCCGTCAATGAGCAATCATGATGATGGTATAACAACACCACATCTTCCAGCTTGGCTAAGACATTTTAAAGGACTGTTTGGTTTAAAAGGTTTAGAACCACATAGAAAAATAATTGTATTAAGACCTGGTGCAAAAACAAGAAAACTAGTTAACTCAGCCGAACTAGTACTAGCATTAAAAGGTTGGGAAACAGTTGCATTAGAAAATATGACTATAAAAGAACAATTTAAAACTTTTGCAGAAGCAACTCATATACTAGCGGCCCATGGTGCAGGACTAATAAATTTACTTTGGTGCAAACCAGATACAAAAGTAATTGAAATACAAGATAGAAGAATGCTACATAAAAAAGTTTATCCTTTATTATCTCATCATTTAGGATTAAAACACGAATTACACCTAGCAACAACAATACCAATTGGATATCAAAATAAAAAACCTAAAGGGGTCAAAAGAATCAATGACTTAATAAATTTTGAGGTTAATATACCAGATTTAATTAGGCTTTTGGATTGATATCGTTTAAAATTATAATATGATTTATTGTGTAAAAACTGAAAGACATAACACAGAAAAGTACATTGAAAATATAGCTAGAGGTTTACCAAACTCTAAACTTGTATCATATAAAGAAACAATTAATTCAACCGATGCTAAAAAAGTTGCGTTTATGGGATTTTTGCGAGGAAGTAATTTGGTATATAGATGGGCCGAAACAAAAGGAATAGACTTCTATTATCTTGATAGGCCTTATTGGGGAGAAAGTAGAGGTACACCTTACTGGATGAGATGTACTAAAAATCAACACGTTAAAACAATCGTTGATAACAAACCCGATGATAGATTTAAACAAACATTTAAAAATGAAATACTGCCTTATCATAAAAACGGAAAATATATTTTAGTCGTTCCACCTAGTCATTCAATTGCATTAATGTTTAATGGTGGTTCATGGTTAGAAGATACACTAAAAATATTGAAGGAGAATACAGATAGAGAAATAGTTATTAGAGAAAAACCTTATAATCCTAAATCATTTTTTGATGGTGAAGGAAAGTTAATGCCTGGACCAAGTGCAAATAAACAACCACAAAAACCATTTGAATGGGATCAAGTTCATGCAGTTGTAACATTTAATAGTTCAATTACAATTAAAGCATTAACAAACGGTGTACCTTGCTTTGCTAACTTTGAAAACCCTTGTTTGCCTATATGTGAGCAAGACTTTAGTAAAATAGAAACACCTATATACGAAGATCCTAGACCAGTGTTTCATTCACTTGCTTATGGTCAATTTACACAAGAAGAATTTAGAAGCGGATACGCTATGGAGATATTAGATGGACGTTGAGATATTTAGACGTACAGTAAAAGATCGTAGACGTGGCGCTAGTTGGGATCTTTTAAAATATATGGCAGAAGGAATTAAAGCTGTTGGAGATAATCCTATTATGGTTAATGAAAATAAAACAGGTTCATGGACTGAAAACGAAATGGAGCCTACTGCTAAAATAGGTTGTATGTTTGGCTACGGTGGTTCAAAACAAATGCATCATACTAAAGGTAGACGAAGGGATTTAGTTGAACGTGCAAAGAAAAAAGGCATTTACATTATTACTTTTGATGGCGGTATACTATCAAGTTTTGGCAATACAATAACAGATCCTAATCATCATTGGCGTGTAGCATTATATTCTCCAATGAATAATGGAAACTTTTTAAGTGATAATAGTCCACCAGATAGGTGGGAAAAAATGAGAGCATTGTGGAAAATAAAATACGAACCATGGCGGAAATCCAATCCAGAAGATCCAATATTATTTGTACTACAACCAAAAGATAATTGGAGTATGAACGAATTAGATCCTATTGATTGGTTTAATGATGTACATAAAAAACTAAGACCATTAACAAAAAGAAAATTTTTAATACGTCCACACCCAAATCACATGGCCGCAATGGAAAATAGAAAAAACGAATTTCCTAAAGATTGTGAACTTATAATAGGACAAAAGTTTTTTAGTGGTGATGAGAAAAAGCATTATAGATTCAACTTCCAAGACGCATTAAATAATTGTCATGCTGTTATTACTCACAATTCTACTGCCAGTATCGACTCTTGCGTTCGTGGAATTCCTACCTTTGTTACCTCAGATCTTGCAATTTGTTGGCCTGTAGCAAACACTGTTTTAGAAGATATAGAAAATCCAAAATATCCTGATAGAACACAGTGGGTTCATGACTTGGGTTATAAACAATGGACAGAAAAAGAAATTAGAGACGGCACAGTGTTTAAACGTTTTAAAGAGAAATTATTTCCATTATATAAGGCAAACAATGAAAAGTAAAAGAATATCGAATCCTGAGAAATATCCGCGGAGGATCATTTTACTAAGATATCAATATAAGTTTTGTCATTACTTAATATCAAGTTTTCCTCGTTGTGGGCGTACTTGGGTAAAATATTTTTTAGGTTATTATATTTCAAAAAATTACAATGTTGCTTATAAAAAACAATTAGATAAAAATAGATTGTCGGAACCAAATCTTGGCATACCTCTAATATTGTTTAGACACGACTATCTAAGTCTGCCGGGATTTATCCCATGGGAAGATTATTTTAATATAGTAAAAGAAAATAAATTTTTATTTGAAGAAGCGATGGAACGACAAAAAATAATATATTTGTTTAGAGATCCAATAGATGTATTGTTTAGTTTTTGGCCATACCTACAAGATATTCCTTATAAAAATTTTGAATGCCCAAAGCATGAAAATATTATAAGTTTTGCTGGAGAAAAATATTGGGGCATGGACAGCATTATTAATTTTATGAATTTACAATTAGATCATCATGACAAACACAAAAAGAAAAAACTAATTATAAAATATGAAACCCTTAAACAAGAGGACAAGGAATGGAAAAAAATAATAAACTTTATATTTGGGCAGTTTAATGAAGAAGCATTTGAATATGCTAAAGAACAAACTACTTGGAATAAACTGCAACCTACTAACCCAGCTTTTTTTAGAAAAGGCAGATCAAATTATATAACTGAATTACAAAAGGAGCAACAAAAAATATTATTAAACTGGCCAGGATTAGCAAAATTAAATGAAAGAATAAAAAAAAATTATGACTTATATTGTTAACGACAAATGTATTAAATGTAAACTAATGGACTGTATTGAAGTTTGTCCTGTTGATTGTTTTTATGAAGGGGAGAATATGCTAGTCATAAAACCAGATGAATGTATAGACTGCGGAGTATGTGAACCGGAATGTCCTGTAGATGCAATCGAACCTGATACTAACGAAACGGCAAATAATTGGATTGATCATAATACAAAGTACAGCGAATTATGGCCTGTAATTACAAAAAAAGGAACTCCACCAGAAGACGAAGCAAAGTGGAGAGGTGTTCCAGATAAGTTTAAACACTTTAGTGAAAAGCCTGGAGGACAGGGTTAATATGTGTGGCATATATGGAATAACAGCAAGAGATCCTGAATTTATAAATCAATATATTAACAAGTGTAAACATAGAGGACCCGATGGGCAAGGTGTTTGGCACGACGATACTGTTACATTAGGACATAATCTTTTAAGCATCATGGCTGATCCCGGTGTATCTAAACAACCATGGCGTACACCTAAAGGAAACAGATTAACTTACAACGGTGAGATATTCAACTACTATAAACTTAAACAAAAATATAAAAACTTTAAAGACACAACAGGTTGTGATACAGAACTATTAGCATGGGGTCTAGATACATATGGGTTAAACTTTATAGACGAAATAGATTCAATGCATGGCTTTGCATACTATGACATGGCAAAAAAAGAAATTATATTAAGCAGAGACCATGCAGGTATAAAACCTGTGTACTATGCAGAAACAAAAGAAGGGTTAGTGTTTGGTTCTGAAATAAAAGGTATGTTAGATAAAGTCCCTAATTCACGTTCCATAGATAATTTAGCAATGAGTTGTTTGGCACATACAGGTATTAATGCTACACGTAATACTGTGTTTAGTGGAATTAAAAAATTATTAGCAGGTGAAACAATAGTTTATAACATATCAAATAAAAAAATAAAATCACATAAAAGAATTTTTATAAAACCAAACAGTAATCTGGATTTTGATCCCGAAGGGTTCAGAAACATGGCACGTAAAACAGTAAAAATGTGTAGTATTGGGAGAAGAAAAATTGGAGTATTTTTAAGTGGTGGGTTGGATTCAAGTTTAATTGCATACGAACTTAAAAATATAATGGGAGAAGCAAACACTTTTACTAACCAGATGAACCCAAATATAATTAGTGGTGGTGAAAACTATAACGAAGATGCCATCTGTGCTCAAGTATTAGCTGATCAAGAAAACTTTAATCATAAAGAAGTAATAATTACACCTAAAATAATAGAAGACTACTGGGATGATTCGATTTATTTTATGGAACAACCTGCATATAATCCAAGTCTTGCCATGTATTGTTATACTAATAAAGTATTACATGACAATGGTATAGTAGTAACAATGGCTGGTGATATGGGTGATGAAATACTAGGTGGGTATCCAAAATATTGGAAAATGAAAAAACTTAAATTTAAAAGCTGGGCCGCTATTATTGATCATTGGACTCGCAGAATAAAACGTCCAATAACACATATTAGGGCAACTGTTAGTGGATTGAAGACATGGTTGCTTGTGGATACGAATAATGTGCGTAAGGAACTACTCAAATGCTATCCAGACGATTTATGGAATCCCGAAGACCCAATTGGTTCTTATATGGCATTAGATTGTATTACTCAAGTACCAGAAGAATTTTTTAATAGAAATGACAAGTATGGTATGGCATATGGTATGGAAGGACGTTTTCCGTTAGCAACTAAAATGTTTATGCAATATTGTATGAACATACCTAGTCATTTTAAAATTGGGTCTGCAAAAGGTGATACAAAAATGTTATCAAAAATTGCTTATAGCGAAAGACTACCTGATAAAATTATTACAAAAATGAAAACGGGTTGGACTGTACCATTACGAGAATGGTGGAATAAAAATACCAAAGCAGATATACCAGCAATGATAGTAAAAGATTGGATTAAAACTTATAAAATAAAAACGTGAAATATAAAATCATAACAACATTTAAACCTGGTGATTGGGACAAGTACGCAAAACGTATGGTACAATCTGTACTTGACAAATGGCCTAATGCTGATATAACTGTTTACTATCAAGATCAAAAACCTGATTTTAATCAAAACGTTACTTGGGTTGATATAGATAAAGCAAATTCAGACTTACATAAATTTAGAGAAAAATATAAAAGCGATCCAGTTGCTATAGGAAAACTTAATGAGATTCCTGGTGGGGTTAGACGTTCTCTACGTTTAGCAACAGAAGGCGGACTTGATGCAAAGAAAGAATCATACTTATGGAACGCAGTTAAGTTTAGTTACAAGGTATCTTGTGTTACACACGCAGTAAAAACATATAATGATTATGATTACGTAATTTGGATTGACGACGACACATACACATTTAGAGATATACCAATAGAATTTATAGAAAGTATATGCCCTGATGATACATTGGTTACGTACCTTGGTCGAGAACGTAATATAAAAGATAACAAATATCCCGAGTGTGGACTTGTTTGTTATAATATTAACCATCCGCTTATACAAAACTTTGTTACAGATTGGGAAAACCTTTATACATCAGCAAATATATTTGACTTATTAGAATGGCATGACTCGTATGTGTTCTGGCACATGACTAAGGAGTACAGACAAAAACACAATGCAAAAGTAAATGATATAGGTTATGCTAAAGGTGTAAGAGGACATCACGTATTTGTAAATAGTGAACTTGGGCTTTATATTGATCATTTTAAAGGAGATAGAAAAGATACTAAAAGTTCACGTGCAGAGGACATTAAAAAAAGTTCCATTGCAACGGTTGATTATTGGAAAAACAAATGAAAATAAGTGTTTATACCAAATTTGGTCCTATTAATTCTAAAAACGTTTTTGAAGCGTTTATAGAGAGTTTAAAAAAAGCTGGAGATGAAATACAACTAAACGAAGATAAAAATAGTGATGTTGCTGTAATATGGTCAGTATTATGGCAAGGACGAATGCTTGGATACCAAAAAACTTGGAACGAATGCCAAAATAAAAATAAACCAGTTGTAGTTCTTGAAGTTGGGGGTATTAAAAGAAATGAAACATTTAAAGTTGGAATTAATGGCGTTAATAGAGAAGCAGATTTTGCTAATGAAAACGTTGCTGAAGAACGTTGGAAAAAATTTAATATAGAAATGAAACCATGGAAGTCAACTGGCGATACAATTATAATATGCGGACAACACCACAAAAGCCACCAATGGAGAAACAATCCTTCTATGAATGTGTGGTTTGAACAACAAATAAACGAGATAAGAAAGTATACTGATCGTAAAATTTTAGTAAGACCTCATCCAAGAAACCCTATAGGATTAGATACAACAAAATGGAAAAATGTTTCTTATAACCAACCACAAAGAGATCACACAACAATTGACGATACTGATTTTAATAAAAAACTAAAAAACGCTTGGGCAGTAGTTAATTATTCAAGTAACCCTGCTATGCAATCTGTGTTTAATGGGGTACCTGTGTTTGTATCTGAAGCTAGTTTAAGTTATGACGTTGGTAATACTACACTTGCTAATATTAATAATCCAAACAAACCAGATAGACAAACTTGGGCAAATCGTTTAGCATATACTGAATGGACAACAGAGGAAATAAAACAAGGATTGCCATGGACAAGAATTAAAAAAAGATTAAAGGAGAAGTATCTATAATGATGCTAGATTCGGATGCAAAAATAATTTATGTACATATACCACGTACAGGAGGAATCTGGTTTTCGTGTCAGTGGCCAGCACATCATACTATACAAACTTTTTTAAAAATCCACGGGTTTGGAAAACACGGAAAACTTTCAGGTATATTAAATAAACTTGATGCTATTGACTATGATTATTCTAATTACAAAATAATAACAATAATACGAGAACCAATGGATAGAATTGCTAGTAGTTGGGTGTGGTTTTCTAAAGTAAAAGGCACAGCAGAAAAGCACGGATGGAAAAGTATTGATGACATGATAGATGAGTATGAAGGAGGAGCAATTAGAGTAAATTATTTGCCACAGACATATTGGTTATGTGAACCAGGAGCAAAGTTTGATATAATTTATAGATTTGAAGATTTATTAGAAAATTCATTTTTACCACAAAAAGATTTCCCAACTTTCAATACAAGCGAAACTAGCTCAAAAAAATTATTAAGACAAGGTCAAAACCGAGTCACACTATTAACACCAACACAAAAAGAAAGGATTAAAAAAGTTTATAAAGACGATTTTGATTATTATGAACGAAGCAGACATTAAACCCATTGAATGGAAACAATATACTGGCGAGACAGTTAACACCAATCTTATAATTCGAGGTGGAAAAAAATATCAAGAAACTCAATACTACGAAGACAAAGTTAAAGCAGTACCTAGAGGTAATGCATATATTATCGGAAACGGTCCTTCGCGTAAAGGATTTGACTTAAACAGTTTAAAAGCATCAGGACAAACATATGGTTGTAATGCTTTGTATAGAGATTTTGTTCCAGACTTTATTTTTAGTGTTGACGCTAAAATGACTAATACCATGGTAAAAGACAAAGTATATGAAAAATGTATTCACTATGCTCCTGCACTAGAAGTTAATAGACACCCTCATAAAAATATTAGTAACTCATATCTACATTTGGTTCCAAACAATCCACACTGGATATCAGGTAATCAAGCATTTTGGACTGCCTGTGTACATGGACATAAAAACATTTATTTGCTTGGGTTTGATTTCCGTGAGTTCGGAAAAGATCAATTAAACAACATATATCAAGATACTGAAAATTATGGGCCAAGACATAACGATGTTATTTTTGAAACTTGGCTGAGTCAATTTAGACAAATACAAAAAATGAGACCATATTGTAATTGGACTGTTGTACATAATGACCCACCAGACTATTTGAAAGTGTCTAATCCGAGTGCTAATTTTGGAAAATTTAAAATATTAAATTATAAAGAATTTAACGATACAGTTTTAAACCAACCCTCTTAAAACTTTCTTTAAAAGAATAAAAACTATTGTTATGATTTGAATAAGGATCTTTAATTACAGTCATTTGATATAAGTGCACCATTTCGTGTGCTAACGTCTCAATAAAGTCTTGCCATGTTGGAAATTTACAATGCAATTGAATACAATAATCAATTGGTATATGATAAGGAATTATACGTTGATTAAATTTACCTTTGGGGGTTTTTCTATTATCCCAATTAGCAATACATCTACCCCAGTCATGTTGTAATTTATTAACTTGAATTTGTACACCACCTAATCTATTACCAAACAATATTGCGTTCAGTTTTCTAAACCAATGAGCGGCTACTATACTAGTTGGCTTATATTGTTGAATATTTGCCTTTACTAATAGCGTCTTTTTTAGTTGTTTTTTCAACGACTTTCGTGTGTTTTTTAAACTCTTTTTCATAGTTGACAATATTACCGTTTATGTTATAATATAATAGTAATTATCAAAAATTAAGGTCGAGAAATGCAAACAGTTTTACCAAAAACCATTAATGAAGCACTTAAAATACTAGCATATAATGATTATTTTTATGCTGATCGTCATAAGAGCCATATTAACCCCCACTATAAAGATAAGGAAACTGTAACATCACTGGCTGAGGCTCAATATCCGTGGACTGAGAAGCAGGCTAAACTTGCAGTTGTAATACTAAAAAGGTACCTATCTAAATTCCAAAAACACAAAATGGACATAAAACCTTTACTAGATAAACCTGTTTATGACGAACCTTTCCGGGTGATTGATTTTGCTAAAAGCATAGAAAAATACAAAGACGAAGAAGAAGAATCGTTAATTGATTTAAAATTTCCTTACAACAAAAAAGTTGTCACACTTATAAGACATATTAAGAAAAAATTTTCCCTTCCGACTAGATACGCAAAATACAACGGAGAATCTAAGGTATGGACATTCAAACAAACAGATGTTCTGACATATTATCTTACACTAATTGCAATAAGATATGATTTTAAATTTGTTGACGTAACATTACTTGACGATTATTACGAAGTAAGAAACGAAAAAAGAGATTATAAAATTCCTACTGCAAAATTAATTGGTGGAGAAATTATATTAGAAAATGCTCCAGAGTCCATGATGGAATATTGGAATAAAAATTTAAAAGATAAAAAACCGTTATTGCAACTTGATGCTTTAAAAAATTTAGGAATTAAAGCAACAAACATTAATGTTGAAGCCAAAACATACACAGCTAAAAAAATTGCAGAACAACACCACCAAAAACTTTGGATAGATAAACATGAATACAGCCAAGATGAGATTGTAGCAGGACTTAAAGAACTAGATTGTTTCCCTATCTTAATGCCAATTACTGGAGATGAGACTGATAAAAAAGACATAGACGAACTTTGGACATGGATTAAAACATTTGAACGTAATGGTATTAACATATTAAAAGAACTATCTTGGGGTTTTGATTTAAAAGAACCTAACGAAGATACCTTGGGTGGGTGGTCAATTAAACGACAATTTGACAAAGAGACTCATGACAAAATGTTTGAGTTACACCAAATGAGTAAACAATTTAAATTTATAGACCAAACAACTAAAGTTATATTTGTACGTAACAGAATACCTCGATCATTAATAAAATCAAAAATAAAACCACGTGCCTCGTTAATTACATTAGGTGGTGGTTATTATTCTGCAGGCACAGAGAACCTTAAAAGATTACTTGAAAACTTACCTAAAAAGTTGTATTATAGTGATAGTCAGCCAAGCTCTTGGGATTGGAATGACGACATTGTAATAAAACTATGAGTTCATGTAAACTAGTAATAAAAGACGAAGTAAACGTTAAATTTGAAAACTTAGATTTAAAATGGCGACAAAAACTCGCCAACAAATTTAAATATCAAGTTCCTTATGCTTATCATTTACCGGCAGTTAAACTAGGTAGATGGGATGGCAAAATTAGTTTTTTTGGGCTTGGTGGTACAACATATCTTAATCTAGTTGATCAAATTCTTCCAATACTTGAAGCTGGAGGAGTATATGTTGAGCTTGATGACAAAAGAATAAAACATAATTTTGAATTTAAATTAATAGATAAAAATTATCTATCAGATATAACATGGCCAGACAATCATCCTTGTGCTGGGCAACCAATTGTTTTACGTGACTACCAAGTAGAAACAATTAATAAATTTTTAGAAGCACCACAAAGCCTACAAGAAATTGCCACTGGTGCAGGTAAAACAATTATTACTGCCGCACTTTG